TTAGTTTTCTGTGCAGCAGATTTACGAGTTTCCCTAAGTTGTTTTTTGCTTTGTAAAAATACTGACAGGGTTCCTATAAGATGGAGTCACTTATAAATATCCTATAAACCCCATACAAATATCATCAAAAATGTAATAAATAACAAAAAACGTTCAAAAGGTGAAATATCCATGTTTTATTGTGGAAAACTGTGGATAACCTGTTAGTATGTTGATAACTTTCGGGATATTTCGGGTTTTAGCCTTAAAAATCGGCTTTTTCTTTGTTGATAATCTTCGGCATGAGAGAAAAATCATCATAATTCAGTCTGTTCATTATTATAAAAGATGTAATGAATGCTATGGTTATTTTAGGTGAAGTCGTATATAAAATAGATTCGATAAGAGAACTCCTGTTGCTTGCAAAGATAAGCAGAGAAAGAAGTGTTTTCTTGTCGAAATTCATATCCGCACTCATTGCGAGGTTGAATATCCCCCCGTCGAGAAGTGAAGATATCTTCTCTTCGTTTAATATAAGTTCATTTACTTCCCTTATTATTTCAAGCCTGAATTCTTCGTATGAATACTCTTTTATAGGCTCAAGACCCACAACGTCCGCGGTTATTTCAAGTGCCGCCATGAAAAATCTTTCGTCTCTTATGGGTATATCACCATAGTCGTATCCGTTCTTATCTTTATAATAATCGTTGATAAATTCTATATAACTTTTTATCCTCTTGTCGCTTATAAAGAAATTAGAAAATCTGTCATCCATTATAAGCCTTGATATATCCTTTGGTTTGAGGGATATATCGTAACCATTCATAGGACTTTTGACATAATAATGACTTGAGAGATATTCGTCATTATAAAGTTTCGTATCCAAATATCCCTTATTTATATTTTCTTTCAGCTGTTTGCTGTTGAATAAAAACTGACCGTAGAGAGTATGCTTGCTTATTATGGTATGAACGGTAACATCGTCTGCGACCTTTTTCTTAGTTATATTGCTTAGAGGAGGATTTATATCTACTTCGATTATATCCTTATATCCTCTGTCCGCCAAAGGACCTCTTGGAAGGTTATCATACACTCCTCCGTCAACGAAGACTTCTTCGTCTATTTCCTGTCTGTAAAATATGGGATAATTTGCACTTGCAAGGATATAATCTATCATCTTGCCATTTGGCATATCCTCCTTGAATATGATTATAGGCTCCAACGTCGTAAGGTTAAAAGTAACGACTCCGAAATCTATATCGCTTTTTCTTATCTTTTCTTCATCCAGATTAGCCCTAAGTATTTCTTCCAGCTTGGATATGTCCCTTATCCTGTCTACCATATTGCTGTCTTTGTTATATATGGTTTCGGGAGTTATCTCTGTCCAAAGCTTTATCGCCTTTTTAAAATCTTTCTGAGCTACCAAAGCCCCATTCACAGCTCCGATACTTGTACCGCATACCGATTTTATATTTATATTTTCTTCTATCAAAGCTCTCCATACTCCTATTTCATAGGCGCCTCTGACGCCTCCTCCTCCGAGGGCGAGAGCATAAATCTTATCCCTGTCAAATTTCATTTTAGTTACCCCTTAATGTTTATATTTATATTTTATCATAATATCTTGGCGTATTTAATAAGTATATATTAAATTAATTGTATTTTAATGTTTAAATATGTAAAAATACTTGATGAATTTTTTCTCTATAGTAATGATAACATTTAGATTAAATAAGCACGGTCGTGCTTATTTTTTTGTACTGCTATATAGGGAGGGATTATTTGAAAAAAGATAAGACAAAAGAAGACTTGAAATTAAGTGACGTTATAGATGAAGTTAAGAAAATTGCTTTTCATAATCTTTCTGACGTGGTCATTTTGGAGAGTGAGGGGCTGGAACTAAAGGATTTCGATTTTGAAGACAAAGCCATCAAATCCGTGGAATTTACCAATGGAAAACTAAAGCTTCAATTTTACGACAAGTTAAGAGCTCTTGACCTTCTAAGCAAGATACTCGAAAAAGATACTGCAGAAATTGCAAAAGACGAAGAGGAAGAAAGTGTGATAGTAAATTTCAAAAATATCAGCGATTATACCTAAAAAATATAAAGGGGCTCTATGTACCTTTGATTTCCCGCCATTTTTTTGACTATCGAAAGACTTAGAAAGGCTTTCTGAACTTTATATAACAAAATTGAAATGTGATGACACATACGATAACATGAGCAAATTTTTCATAGGCAAGATCCCGAAATGCACATAGAAACCATTGACAAATGACCATAAAGAGTATTCCATGCACTTCATAACTTCGTAATCTCGCTGACTGCTGAAATTTGCTCAATGAAATCTTAACCAAAGTTAAGATTCCTAAAACTCTGAAGGAGTTTTCGTTTTAGTTACGGAATGAAAAGAACGTCCCGTCGGGAGAGGTACCTAAAGGATTTGACAAAAGAGATATTAAAACTTACCAAAGTCTTTTACCCGCATATTACATAAAAGACTTATTAATTAACTTTTAAAGATAAAACTTTCTTTTATAGAGTCGGGCAGCGACTGTCTCACAAAATGAGGATATTGGTCAAAGGAAACTAAAAAATGTTCCTTCAAAAATCTGCCGTACAAGAAACTAAAGAAATCCTGTCATTCGGGGGCAAAGCTTAAATAAATTTAATAACAGATAAACTTATATGTTTTGACGAACAGTGAATAATAAAATCAACCTCAGTGAAAGCCTCTGTGCTTTAAGGAGATTTTACTTGCTTACTGTTTCAAAGAACGGACACACTTTATTTATAAAATATCTTCGGTTTCGAACCGATTAACAACACGGTTTCTTAGTTTTCTGTACAGAAGATATCCAATGGAAATTTGCGAGGTTAATTAACGGTAATTCGTAAATATCCATAAATGGAATTTACTCCACTTCATGACTTCGTAATCTGACTAACCGCTGAGATTTGCTGAGTGAAATCTTAACCAAAGTTAAGAGTTCTAAAACTCTGAAGGAGTTTTAGGGCAGTCACTAAATGAACAAAACGCCCCGTCAAGAGAGGTACCAAAAGGATTTAACAAAAAGAGATAGTAAAACCCCTTTCAAGGTTTTTGGTCAGCCAAAATGAGTGGAACTTTACGGCGAAATCCTAAAAATAATATTAAAACAAACGGCAGTAGAAAAAAGAAGTAATTTTAAATTTATAAAAGCAGGAGGTATGTATGAACGTAAAAGAAATAAGGATAAACGCACAGCTGATGTGCAATAAATCCATCGATAAGTCGATGTGCATAAACTATATCAACGAAGGGATAAGGGATATTATCTCAAAGGATATAAATGCAGGAGAAGTAAAAAAAAGAGAGCTGTTCGCATTTAACACCAAGTGGTATCCGATAAAGGCAAAAGACGAGATAAACAGAGTTCTGTTAAAACTCAAATACATAATAAACGAACAGAACAAGAGAACGAAGATGTATATAAAAGTGGGAGATGAAGTGATGTTCGACCTTATGGGAAGATATACATTGTTTTATGTACTGCTTCCAAATAAAGTCAAATCGGAGGACGATGAACCGGGGATGAAAGAATGTTATCACGACGCACTTTCCGCATACTGTGCATACAGGGAAAGGCTGAGATTTTACGGAGCCGATGACGACAGTACAAAACTTTTATACGAACTTTATAATCAAAGGATATTCAGTACCGACGGCGGTTACTATTAGGAGGCAGATATGAAAATCAAAAACAGAAATTTTATGGCAAGTGTAGGAGATGCGTCTACCGGGATAGCCGGACCCGACGCACTTATTGCGGACATTGATAACATCATCGAAGTACTTTCAAACTTAGATGACGAAAATATAAAAAGCCTGTCATCAGACAAAGTAAACACGAGTGATAAAGAAACCTTAACGGAAAGTCTAAACAAACTTACAAATAAAATATATGAAATCTTAGGAACAAATACTTTAGACAGTGAGGTAGAAAAAAGTCTCAAAGATTTGATAACTCATTTAAAGGATAAGAGTAATCCTCACGGAGTGTCACCTTCCGTTCTAAACGTATATACAAAGGACGAGATACTGTCTTACTTCGGGGCTTCAAACAACACCATGAGCTGTGAAGTATTTGAAGTTACGGATATAAGCGACGGCGGATTTACATATAAAGATAAAGAAGGCAAAGTCCATACTTCCACCATAGATACCGACGGATATTATATATTTACCCTTCAGGGGAAAAGCGGTTATAAGCTCGGCTCAAACGCCGTTGAAGCGATAGTGAACGACGCATTGTTCAGAACGGAAGCCTCGGGAGGGCTTAGGGAAATAAAAGAAGAAAACTCAGACGGATTTTCAAAGAAAGTCGGTGTAAGCGGATTATTCACAGGCTGTGAAGTCACATTCAAATACTTTTCCAGAATAAACTTCTATTCAAAACATGCAATAAGCCACATAAACTCTTCCGATGAACTTGTACATATCGGACCGAACCCCAAAATGGACTCTAATAATATAGATACGCCGATTTGGTTTGATACCAGTATGTAAAGGTTTCGCCCTAAAGGGCGACCATCTTTTTTCCGAAGCCAAAAAAGATGGAAAAAAGTCTTCCGCTCAAGCCGTGGTGGCTTAGCCTTCGGCAAAAGAGATATTAAACTTACTGAAGTTATTCACCCGCATATTACCTGAAAGATTTATTACCTTAAATATAAGATAAAACTTTTCAAGGTAATGTGCGGGATATAGATTATTTCACAAAATGCGGGCAGTATTTAAAAGAACCCCGCAATTTTTCCAAATGACCACTACCCCGCCCCCAAATTAAAATTAATCTTTTATGTATTAAATACTTTTTAGATATAAACAACAAAAAAAGAATGCGAATGCATTCTTTTTTATTAAACTTTTTTTATTGTGATTTTAAAGATTTTAAATTCTCTATTAAAAATTCTTTTTCATCTTTTGCACAATCTCTGAATATCACATCTATTTCCGCTATCGGAACATGCCTTGTTTTAGTTCCGAAGTCTATACCCAAAATCTTATCAATACTTATATTCAGTACATTTGCAATATTCAAAACAGTCTGAAGCGATGTTTTAGTATTTCCGTTTTCAATATGGCTTAAATGACTTACCGATAAATCCACAGCCTCTGCCAACTGCTCCTGTGTAAGATTTTGTTTTATCCTCTGCCTTTTCAGCCTTTCTCCCATCATTAGATAGTCTATTTTCATTTCTTTACTCTCCGTTCATAAATCTTGTTTTTATATTTTAATATATTTGAGAACAAGAGTTAATGTAGTACAGTTTAAATAAGAATGAATAAGAAGAATTCAAGAAAAAATTTAAAGGTTAAAACATGAAAATACAATAAATGTTATTTTATATTATTTTTTTAAGCCATAAATAATGAAGCTAAACATTAATAAATTTATCGTTATAATGAAGTAAATTGAGGATATCGGTCGTAAATAAAATCTGTGTTTTATTTTAAAGAACTAAAAAATTTATAAGTCCCATTTTAATTGGGGTTCAGTTTTCTTTTTAATACTGAATTCATTTTGTGAAATAACCTATATCCCACATCTTTAGCTTGAAAAGTTTTATCTTATATTTAAGGTAATAAATCTTTTAGGTGATTTGCGGGTGAATGACTTCAGTAAGTTTAATATCCTTTTTGCCGGAAGCTAAGCCATCACGGCGACTGAGTGAAAGCATTTTATCGAATATTTTTTGCTTTCGAAAAATATTCGCAGGGTTCCTAAGGGACGGAGTCCCTTACAATGGGTCGTAGGGCGACCCCTACAAAGTTAAGGGGTGCAAGGGGCAGAGCCCCTAATACCTCTATTCATAACGAAGATCCCTGTTTTCCATAGCCTCCGACTGAGTTGTCGGATTAAAAACAAGGTCTCCCTTTTGTACGGGAGCATTTTCGTTTATTACATCATCGTCACAGGTCACACTGAACTGAGATAATATTTCTTCATTCGGTTCGCTGGTGCCATCATTCAAATCGCTTTTTTCAGAAACTTCTTTCATTATGAGTTCTATCATTTCATCCTCGGGAGTTTTTATCACGTCTGCGTCTTCTACCCATGAAATATCATCTCCCTCACTAGGCTGTATATTTTCTATGCTGTCACTGTCAGATTTATCATTTTCAAGCCCATTTCCAACTTCATCGATATTTTCGTTTATAAATATATCCGATGTGTCCGAAGGATATTCTTCTTCATTTCTTTCCAAAGTATAATCTTTATTTTCTTTTATATCCTCTTTTGCACGATCATTTATTTCATCATAAATATTACCTCTGATATTTTCATTGCTGTCATCTTTAATATCTGAAGTATTATCTTCACCTATTTCCGAACCGCTTCCTATTTCTTCATCACCCTTAATATAAGGCTCATCTCCATCGGTTTCATCATTGGAATCATTACCCGTATCACTGTTCTCTTCGTCGGTTACTTCAGCGTCGGTTATGTCATCCTCACCGTCAGCTCCGCCGTTTTCAACGCCTTCATCATCCCTATCGGACAAACCTGGCGATATTCCTGCCTGTTTTTCTATTTCGTCCAAATAATAGGAGCTGAAGCTTTTTACCAATTTTCCGAGAAAAGTATTGCTGTCTTCAAGGTAACGAAACATCCCGTTGCTTCCAAGCCAAGTCAGGAATGTAAGCCATATCCCGTCCCCCGTACTAAGTATCCCGTCCATAAAGGTCCTTACAAGCCCCATACAGACTACTGTGCTGATTATAAGAGATATAATCACAAATATCCATGAACTTATGTTAAATTTTTTAAATATATTCTTGGTAAATTCAGTAGCGAACATTACTATACCGGAAAAAATAAGAGCCAGCACCAAAATTTCCAAGAAAGATATTATTCCTTCAATATAAAAACTATCCATTTATTTATCCTCCCACACTATCTTATGGGAAATACATATTTTATGTGTATGAGGGATAATAAAATAATCTAAAATACCTTTGCTCCATGCTTATAAAAAGGTCTGAAGATAATAATGGAATTAAATCAAAAAAAAAACGATATAGTTACAAAGAAGTAAAATCAAAGGATTTATTTGTTTATATGATAATAAATAGGATATATGGACATTTAAAATATAATACTTTTTTATTCCTGCCGTTCCATACTTTATATCATCACATTTGACTTAAATAAATCTACATAATATAAATAAACGATCAAAACTTTATCATATAAGAAAATACAAAATCAAAAATATATCAATAAGTTAAAAAACAAGGATCGATTTTGTAGTATTTTGTCGTAAACTATCGACTTTTAAATTAAAATGATTATAATTTAATTAAAGATATACAAAGATAAGGAGATGAATATCATGATGGATTTTAAATATAGAAAATATAAGGGAAAAGATATGTTCGATTTTCCCGAAGACTATACGGTAATAGATATAGAAACCACAGGGCTGAATCCCGACGAAAACGAGATAATAGAAGTCGGAGCCGTAAAGGTAAGAGACAGAAAAATAATTGACGAATTCTCTTCGTTCGTAAGTCCGAAGAAAGATATCATAAGCCCTGAAATCAGAAAGCTTACGGGGATAGACGAAGTGATGATAGAAGGTGCTGACCAAATAGAAGATGTGATACCGAAATTCAACGAATTTATCGACGGGGAGATACTCCTCGGTCACAATGTAAACTTCGATATAAACTTCTTATACGACAATTACGAACGTTACAGTGATTTTTATCTAAGCAACGACTATGTGGATTTACTTAAAATATCAAGGAAACTCAGTCCCGAATTTGAAAACCACAAGCTGGAAACAGTACTGAAGAAACTCGGTATAAAAGTAGACCAGCAGCACAGAGCGGTTTCGGACTGTATCGACGCACATCACTGCTTTGAAAAGTACAGGGAAACCATCATAGCTCAGTACGGAGATGTAAGTGTTTATAAGATGATATTTAATCTGTGATTTATCTTGCGGGGTTTTCCCGCTCCCTTTACTTTAAAGATTTTTAAAAATCGGTTAAGAGGCTGCTTAAAAAATTATATAAAGATTTTTTTAGTTTTCAGGTTATGACTATTTGATATAAAAACAATACTACAAAAAATCCAAGTATTTTAATCACCGTTATATCATTTTAATAATATACTATAAAAAACAAACAATCAATCATTCATATAATTAAGAAGTGCGCAGCAATCATTTAACAAGCAATATCAATAACAGTTAAAAAAGCTTTTTGATTATGAATGAAACTCAGCTTTACAAAAAAATCCGGTCGGAGATTTCCGACCGGATTTTAGAGTTTAAGGGACATTTCCCTATATGTTCATTTTAGGATATACTAATCATCAAATTCCTTTGAATAATTATAATCCACCTTTATAAGTTTTCCGCCAAGTTTCTTTTTGTTTATTCTATCCTTCGCATATAAATACGTTCCAAGGGCTCCCACTATCATCACCGAGCCCACTATAGATGCTAAAATAATTTTACTTGTATTGTTATTTTCCATACGTTCGTCCTCTCTTACAACTTTATATTATTAATTATACAACATGAAAAATAAAAACTCAAACATTTAATCAAGTTCTAATATTATCTTAATCGACATTACCCCCACATAAGTTTCAAGATCCTTTATGCCGAACACGTTATCCACCTTGATTTCCATAGGCTCGTATTCATTTCCGAACAGGGAATTAAAGCTCCTTTGTATACAGATTATCGGCTCTTCGTCTTCGATATCGCTGATACTTGAAAGAGTGATAGTCGACTTTTCGTCTATGCCATAGCTTATGGATTCAATGTTCATCTGGTCTATACCCATGTTTCTCGACGAATTTATCAAAATAAGGTCGGAAGAATTAAGAGCCTTCTTAAGATTAAAAATCTTGTCTTTTCTGTTTATCTTATCCAGAAATACCACGCTTTTATAAACGTTACCGCTTTTCTCGGTCAATTCCCCGCCGCATTTTTCAAGTATATCTCCCAGAGAAACACTTCTGTCCGTAAAAGAATAAATCTTTATGTCTTTTCCCTTTAATTTTAAAAATATTTCTTCCAAAATAACACTCCCGTATTTAATTAGTGTTATTTTTTGTCTTTTTAAAAAGATTATTCAAATATTTGTTTTTTATTTTTACCAAGGAAAACAAAATTGGTTCTCTGCTAAAACTTGAAAATTCTTGACTTGTCATTACATTTAAAGAATTTTCAATTTAAAAACAAATGGGAATTTACAAGTTCATATCAAATATAATTGTAAATTTCCGTTAATTGCTTTACTAAAAAGCTTTTATGAACATAAACTCGTTAATATTTATTTTTAGAAAAGAAAATTTATCTTATTATATTATAATCCCCTTCGTCCACCTTATCTCCGACGATCTCTCCCAGCCTTTCGGGCTCACGGATAAGCGCTTCCTTATCCGCTTTTTTAAGCCTTTTTATATGATACTCAAGCTTAGACGCACTTTTCCTGTTTTCGCATGTAAAATACCTCTCAAGCTTCTTCGCATGGTGCGTCATAGTATACTTTGCACACTTTTCACTCCTTGTGAAATGTTCGTTCATCCTCTTATTGATATCTGTTGTTATGCCGGTATATATGGAATTGTCTTCACATCTGAGCATGTATATGTAGTACATGGTTTCTCCTTCTTTTAGATTAAAAATATATTAGCATGTTTTTAATAAGGTGTAAATGGGGATGTTTGTGTATTTTTAGGATAAAACATAATCGAAATAAAGAATAAAAAGAAAAATACTATAACATAAAGGGCTATATAAATAAACTGCTAAAAGATAAAATACCATACCGAAACTAAATTTAAACATTACTGATAATATAACAAATTAGTATTACTTTATACTACTTTTATATTTACTTTTGATTATTTCTAAGATAAAATATATATAGACAAAATAATATCATAAAGGGGAACATCAAATGAAAACATCAAAACTTGTAATCGGAATAATATCTATAGTATTGTTTCTATTCATTGCAATGCAGTCCTGTGTTGCGGGACTTGGAAACGCCATGGCTGACAATGGAGAGGTAAGCGGGACTTCGGGGCTTATCCTTGCAATAGCAATGTTAGTATCGGGAATAGTTGCAATAGCAACAAGAAACAACGAAAAAGCAGGCGGAAGCATAGTATGCGCGGTATTTTACATACTTGCGGGAATAATAGGATTTACAACATCGGGAAGTTACACGGATTTAAACATCTGGGCAGGACTTTCTATGATTTTCGGACTTCTATTCGTTTTCTTTATCTTTAAACAAAAGAAAAATGGAAAGAATGAATAGACAGATATGGAATAAATAAAAAACACCTTAGGGTGTTTTTTTATTATTTATTAAATATTTTCTTTCATAACAATATTGATATAAATATACAATTAAATCATTCATAATATTGATAATTTTAGTTTCAATATTTTTAAACTTTTCATAATCTATAGGCTCTCTACGAGAACCGTGTGCTACAGCATTTCTTAAATTTAAAAGACAATTAATATCATCTTTTTTTTCTTCAAAAAAATTATAATCTAATCCTAATATATATAAATTTTCTTGAACGGTTGCATAAGATAAATTTGATTTTGTATTTATTATTTTTTCTTTCAATCTAATTTCTTTTTTTATATAATTATCTCTAAATGCAATCGTTAAATCACGCCTTCTATGAAATTTATGAAGATATGATTCATAAGGAGGAACTGTAATTAAAACCTTACATTTTTTATTAATATTTTCAAACGAAGAAAATTCTTCAGAAAGAGATGCTGTGACTATTTCATTACAAAATTTTTCTAATTTAAATTTTGTTGAATTTAACATTTTAATATAGCACTCTAAACAATCTTTGAAAAAACCTTCAAAATGAGCATATAGCATTACAATTAATGTTTTTACAATAGGATTTTTATTATTTTCTCTAAGTGTATTTTTTAACAATGTATACTCTTCAATTCGCCAAGTTAAGGATTCTTCCATATCTGCACGAAAATCTTCTAAACTAAGCATTTGGAGATTTAATTACCTCTTTTTCAACTAGTTTTATTCTTTCATCAGTATTTCTTCTTCCACCAGTTCTTGTTTTTAGAAATTCATCACTTAATTTTAATTCATCTAATTTTACCTTTAATTTTTCTAAATCCTTTGCACATAATTCTTCATACACATTAGCTAAACCACATGTAATACTATCATATAAATACATTATTATGTCAGTTTTATACTTTTCAGGATTTGATTTAACCAAACTTGAAAAAGCATGATTTTGATACATATTATAAATTTTTTCAAAAACCCCTTTAAAAACTTTTTCTTCTTGTTCATAGTTAAACTCAAATGTTCCTAATGTAACTTTTTCCATATAATCTGTTAAGAAAAAATCTAAATCTTTTTTATAATTTGTAAGATTATTTTTTAATGCAAAGTATCGTAGAACAAGTTCCTCATTTTTTTTAGTTGCAATATTTTCTTCGCCTAAATTTGAAATAGTCTTTTTAAAATAATCATATTTACTACATTCAATAACAAAATTATTAAACTCGTCTCCTAATAAACGAATTGTACAATTTCTAACCTCTTGATTGCTTAGGAGCTCTCCGCCAGTGTTTAACCTTTTAAACATATGATATCGTATATTTTTATCAGTTTCTTTTCTAAGAACTTCCATTCTAATGAAATTTCTTTTTAACTTTAATTGAATTGATCTAGGTAACTCATCATAATTAAATCCATTTAGTTCTTTAACAATGTCACAACCGTCCAAAATCAAACCTTTATTAATTGTTTTACTAAAATCTTTTTTTACATCTTCATCTATATCATTGTATCTAAAGTGTAAATAAGTAGATATTCTTTGTAAACCATCAATTAACTCATAAATTCCTTCTTCCAATTCTATTACAAATATGGGAGGCAAAGGCATTTCTAAAATTAATGACTCAATAAACATTGATTGTTTTTCTTCACTCCACCTAAACATTCTTTGATAATCTGGAGCAATTATTAGTTCTTTATTATTATACATATCCAATAATTCATTAAAAGAAATATCTAAACTTTTGGTTTTAACAGTTCTACTCTGTTTATCAATAACATTAATTATATTTTCATTTTTATTCATATGTACCTCTAAAAAATTTATTTATTAAATTATAACATTTATTCCATATTTCGACAATACGATTTTATCTCACTAAAAAGATTAAAAATAATACAACTAAATTCAAAATTTAATTGACCTTTATTTTGAATTGATAAATAATACTGAATTTCCTCCACGAATTCCTAAACTTCGTTTAGTTTTGTTTTTATAAATAAAAACAAAAAAACATCTTTCTTTTAGAAAGATGTTTGAATTCATACATGGTGACCCAGCGGAGATTCGAACTCCGGACACCTTGATTAAAAGTCAAATTGATTACATATATTATAATTAATAAAAATATAAGAAACCGCATAAATAAAGGCTTTTACGAATTATTTAATATTAAATTTTATTGCTAGGTTATGTAATATTGGTGGCTCAGTGGCTCAGCAAGTGGCTCAAAAAAACTACTAAATTAATTTAAATTATATTATCTTTAATTATTTTAATAAAAGTATTGACAACACGTATTTATACGTGTATAATATAATTAAAGATAAGGAAAGGAGATAATTAAAATGCCAATGACCTCAAAAGAACTCATTAAACTACTTAAAAAAAATGGTTTTGAAGAAATAAATTCTAACGGTTCACATAGAAAATTATATAATGATAAAACTAAAAAGACGGTCATAGTTCCTTATCACAATAAAGAACTAAAGAAAGGTACAGAACAAGGGATATTGAAACAAGCGGGGCTTAAATAGCCCCATGATATCCTTATAATATATGGAGGTATGATATGAACAAACATTTTTACCCTGCTGTTTTTACAGAAGAAGAAAACGGATATAGTATAAGTTTTCCCGACTTGGAAGGGTGTTTTACGGAAGGCGATACTTTAGATGAAGCATACGAAATGGCAAAAGAAGCTATCGGATTATATGCGGAAACTAAAGATAATAAGTTTGATTATCCGAAAGCAAGCAGTCCGAAAGATATCGAATTAAAAGAAAATGAATTTTGTATGTTGGTTGAATTTGATGAATTGGAATATTTAAAAAAACATAGTAATAAAGCAGTAAAGAAAACATTAACTATTCCCGCTTATTTAAATGAGATGGCATTAGAGAAAAATATAAACTTTTCTAATGTATTACAGGAAGCTTTAAAAAGAAGCTTGGATATTAGATAAACAAAAAAAGAGGAGCTAAGGCTCCTCTTACATTTTATCTATCATTATTTCATTATTTATACAATTTAGCCCAAGTCTTTTTCCCAACTATACCGTCAACGACAAGCTTGTATTTCTTTTGGAATTTCTTAACTGCACTTAACGTTGCACTTCCGAATATCCCGTCAACTTTTAATTTATATCCGCCTTTTTTATTTAGTTGAGTTTGAGCTTTTTTAACATAAGACCCCTTACTTCCTTTTTTAATAGTCGGATACTCACTCACAGGAACAGTATACTTAGGTCTGCAATAGCACTTAATCCACTTAGAATTTTTACCATACTTCTTCTTACACACCGCCCCGCCGTTTGCATTAAAGTCACCTGATGAGGTATTACCTTCAATAGTATATACATATCCCTTTGTGACCTTATAAATCAATCCTACATGGGAATTGCTACCAAATATAATTATATCTCCCTTTTTAGGACTTTTAACTATTCTCTTAGCCTTGCTGTAATTACTATATATTGTCGGTACATAATTTGAATACCCCAACATCAGTTTCTTGCCTGTGTCTTTCCCAAAAGCTTTATAAAAACACCAAGAAACAAAGTTAGCACACCAGTAGTCATTAACAGTACCCGCTCCCCTGAACTTTTTCATATCTCTGTTATACTTCGTATAGTTGGCACTGCCTTTATTCGCCGTCTTGCTGTCCAAACTTTTATTTGATTTTTTCTCTATGTACCCAACTTCCGCAAGAGCAATTTTAATTACTTTATCTGCCGTATTTGCCATGATAACACCCCCTATTCTTCCGCTGGTTCTTTGACTACATCTAATTCATCATCGTCAATATCATCTTCCAAATCTTCGGCTTTTACAGTCCCCTCTTTTAATGCGTTTTTTAAATTATCACCTGCTTGAGCTTCAGCGGTAAATGAGTTATTTTTCCACCACGTCCATAATGCTCCGCCAACTGCCCAAACTGCGGTTACGGCTGTATTAATCTGTCCATCACTGATAGGTAATATATCCATACCGAATAATTTTAGTCCCGCATTTATCAAACCTAAAAACAATATCAGTGTTCTTGCTATTGTTCCTTTATCTACTTCTTTCCAATTAATTTTTTTCATATCTTTATTTCTCCTTTTCAATTTTTATATTTGGTAGGTTTCTTAGAAACTCTACTTTTTTTGTTATAAACCCGTTACCGCCCAGTTCGTGGTAACTTTGATACATGCTTTCTATACATTCCATAGCGTCGGTATAGATATACCCTTTTTCCGCAAATTCATAGTAATTTCTCATTATCGAATTTTTCAACTGACTTCTGATTCCATTCATGATTATTTTTTGATGTTGTTTATCCTGCCAATAATTCTTAATGAAAAATATTAAAAGTCCGCTTGGAATTATATATAAAATAAATGATAACCATTGTTTTAAAACACTTTCCACATAAAATATCCCCCTTTCTTGAATATTAAAAAAAGAGCTGAAGCCCTTTCATATAAAGAAAAATCACTAAAAAAAACGACCTCCTGAGAGCCGTTTTAAGCGGTTTTTTATTTGTAGCTTGGTAGTTATAGGTGTAAAATTGTTATTTTTTATGCTATTCTATGCCATATATTTACTACCCTGTATGGCGGCATATTGTTATGTGCTGAACCACTACCAAATGCAACCGTCACAGTATGTTTATGAGCATCGCTACTAGTATTTACTCGTCCTTCTATACTGTCATTTGTTTGTCCTATAGGTTTGGAAAATAAAGTTCCTGACTGATTTTTAATTCCTGTAGCTGTAAATGTACGATAAGCAATATTGTGAACATGACTATCACTTGACGTACTTATACTTTTACTAACTTTAGGTAATTGTGCTTCGGTTAATGTATGTGTCGCCTTTCCGCCTATGTTCGATGTATTATCTATCATTACAGGATAGTCAGGACTACTACCTAATAAAAACCTACCGTCGTTTAATAGTTCCCATGTTGTACCCAACCATTCTATATTTGGATTAAAATTTTCATTGTCTGTTTGATAATAGGTTCCTATAGGATAAATAAAATTAATTATTCCAGCACCAGTAACCGAAGAATTAAACTTTGCCGGGAAGTCGCATTCAAATATAGTTTGTTCTTCATCACAGTATTTACCTAGTGCAAAACCTCTGTTTATTCCATTGTCATATACATCATATATGACATCTACAGGAATTTTTTTATCAAAAATCAATTTATCTGATATGTCAAGGGAAACAATCAAACGTACAAATAAATTGTTTAATTTCCCTATTTTCGTCAGCAATATATCGGGTTTAGAATATGTATAATTTTCACTTATCATATTTTCCGATACATAATTTATGGATATACTGTCCTCGATTATTGACACAGTGTTATGCTGCCTATTTTCAGTGAAAAATTGAATTTGAACCGTAGGAGCATTGGGATAACTGGATATACTGTTATTACTGATTACCGAAACATCAAGGCTTAATTTATCATCATTTCTTGTGACATTAATGTCAGCATCTATTGATAATTTACTTTTAATATTCATTCCCTCGGTAGATAAAATTTCAATTACATTATCGTCTACTATAGTTGATAAAAGTATATAATACGTACCTATTTTATTAAAAGTAAGATTATAAATATCCTTTATACTTATTTCTAAGCTAAACGTGCCTTCTCCCGATTCGCTTACTCTCGTTTCTATTCCACCTATACTAATAGTATCTGCCCTTTCTCCGTATTCATTAATATTTACTAAACAACACTTTAAATTGCTTAGTATTTGGCTGTATTTACTGTTGTCATTAAAGTATAAATAACTCAAAATAGCTAAATTAACCGATGTTGTACCTATGAACGCCTCTTTAGGTGTTAAATCGTCTATTATTATACCACTGAATTTAATATCTGCATTTGTTGCCATTGTTTATCTCCTATTTTTTTGTGAATGTCATATGACCGTTTTCTGTCGGGTAAAATGCGTATCCGCCAAATTGTATATAATTATCATTTTCAATATCCTCTAAAATCAAAGCGTTTGAAGTCAACCTAGCTAACACTTTTGAGCTGGTTTTTTGAATGAATTGTATTTCTCTGTTTGTTAGTCTAAGCCCGAAGTCACTTGTATTTGATCCTAAGTAGACGTATGGGTCTGTAGACCCGTCAGCTGATGTATCAATTACATCAATCATATTACCAACTATATGACCGTCATTCGTTATAGCAGTGGCATATGGTCCCGCATAACTAGGTGCAAATCCTAACCCCTCTTTATTCCAACGCCATACTTGGGTAGCTTTTTCTTTATCTAAATCGTTCATTATGAGGATTTCATCTATATTGCCGTCTTCGTCTGAATCGTTTAAAACAACATAACCGCCTTGATTTCCTGTGATTTTATCTGTAACATCTTTAATTGCATCATTTAACTTGCCTGTGATATCTTCATAGACTCTTTTAACTAGTCTTTTTGTAGGTGAAGTAATTTTAGACAATAAAGCTGTTTGAGTATTTCCTAAACTATAAATTTTACATTCGGTTCTAGTACCAAATGTAACCGTCATATTTGTTACTAACATTTTCATAGTGTCAGTTTCATTATAATATACGTCTAATATATCACCGGTTTCTATATTTGGGGTCCATAAACACTCTACAGTTCCCGGCATATATTCCAAATTCATATACTGGGGAGCAACTACGGTATTTAATATTTCCTGTGTCATAAATGGGTTTTCATATTTAATAGTAACCCCGTCGGCTGACATTATATCAGTTGAACCTGTACTATTGATAGTCAGTATATTTTCTGATACGGATAAATCAGTGTCAACGTCGATACGGTCTATCTGCATAAATGTACCTGTTTGCGTTTGAACTCCCGTATTTATTAAATCCTTATAAGGTATATTTTCATTTACTATGCTTGTAGTACCGTCTTCATTTTCAATGGTTTCTGCATTTACTGCATAGTTTCTAAATTCTAAATGCCCAAACCTGTTAAAAGTTGCATAACACCCCAAAAAGCCCGCTAAATAGCCCGCCATTTCACGTAGTGTAAAATCATTATTTAAAGATATAAATAAGTCATCATACACATCACTTGGCAAATCTTCAAGTATAATTCCCAGTGCTTCTAGCTGTGCCTGAAATTCTTCAACCACAAGTCCAAAAGTTAATGTTTTAGAGTTTACAAACTCTGTAAGACCGTCAGTTTCAAAGTCATCATTTAAAAGAGTAAAGCCGTCCTGTGCTTCGATTTTATAAGTATTATTTTCCTTTTCGGTTATTTGTGATATAAAAAAAACGCCTAACGACGTCCAACCTTCAATTCCTAAAGGCTCTGCATCATCTTCAATTATACCCGTTTCGTCTAGCTCATCTTCTATAATAGCTTCGGGGTCATCGTCGTAAGTAATGACAAGATTTTCTCTTGTATTTTCGTTTTCCTCGCTATAGACTTCTTCCTCTACAGGTTCTTCTTCGATATCTTCACCCTCTAAAGGAGTAAAGATTTCATCTATTATAGGCGAATCATTGTCTATATCCGGGTTTATATCTATACTCGATACAAAGTCGTTTTCGGCTTCCTCATCTACAGGCTCTTCGTATTCTTCATTATAACTATTTAATAGTTCATCAATATCGCTATCAGTAAACTCTATAGTCTCATCTTCTTCTATAGCATCTTCGGGCTGTGCAAATAGATTTATTTTAACGCCGTCTAATATCCCGGTTATAGGGTTATGCAAATCAAAATATACACTATTTGCTGATATACCGCCTAATGACATTCTGTCAGAAATAGACGTACTTTCTTTCAAAATTACATTTGTTATATATGCTTTATCTGTTTCCGTGTTGATATCTGACTCATTTATTACTTGTTCAATTTCATATGTACTATCATTTAATTGTATTTTTGTTTTATAATTCATAGCCTACCATTGTTCTAACGTAACAGTTAGACCTTTCCAATATCCTTGAAATGTAGCTTCTACAGTTCTTTCCCCAACAGACACTTTTAATGACTTGTTTGCTTTTGCCTTCGGGTCATAATAAACTACATTAATAAATGGGCTTGCCTCATTTGCTTGCAATTGAAGTGCATATAGAAGTGTACTAGCCTGATATGTAGTTATTATATCCCATTGGATATCTAAAGTAACCAAACCCGGTCTTTTTACGGTCGTAGTCATTGTACCTTTTGAATTTCTCTTACCTTGAGTTTCATTACCCTCTTTATCTACCTGTAAGTCTTTATATATTATTTTAAAACTGTTTGGCGGAGGTATTTTTTCTCCGCATTTATATAGTCTTGATTTATTGCCTGTTTTTGATAGTACGCCTTTTGATTGATATTTACTGCAGTATACCTGACTTTTATATTCATACCAGTAAACATAATAGGCTTTCTTACCTTTACCTTTTTTTTGCTTCTTCAATCCGCTTACATTTGTTACAACTGTTTTTTGATAATATCTAATACCGTCATTCCAAGCAGTCCAAGCATAGGCTTTTAATGTTTTACCTTTTTTATATTTTTTTGCTTTAGATTTTTTCTTGACAGGGTTAGCGCACTTTTTCCAACCTGATTTACTGCCTCTATATTTATTATATTTAATATTTTTACTTGTGTATGAAGGCTCAAGAGAAACTAACCTACCCCAAGTTACATTATTACTCATATTTACCCTCCTACACCATTAAAGGACTTACTCCATACCTTTGAGTTTGTCCATTAATATATTCGATAGTTTTTTTAGCGATTGTTTCTAAATCTGCATCAAGTTTTACATTGATATTGATTGCACTTTGTGAAGGGATATTAGAAATATTATTATTAATAGAATTTGTCATATTATCCATTTTACCCCAAAAAGCATCTAAAGGAACTACGGCTTCTGATCCAGCTTCTCCGACACCTATTACACTGGGACCGGAAAAAACTCCACCGGTTTTATACCAATTAATACCAATCGTGGGTTTTATACCCTTACCGCCTATTCCCCACGGTGCTTTTCCTCCGCTAATATTAAAATGAGGAAGTTTTATGTTACTGAACAGCTTACCCATGCTCAACGGGAAAAATCCTTTAACCGTATCTATAACACCTTTTATTTTTTCTTTTGCTTTTTGGAACGGTGAAAAAAGTTTATCTTTTACTGTTGCCATAGCAGTACCGATTTTTTGAACTACTGATACAACTTTTTCTCTTATAAAATTAAAAGCTGTTTTTACGGTATTCCATAGTCGCCCAACTATAGCCCTAAATGTTTCACTTTTTTTCCATGCTACAGCTATAGCTGCACCTAAAGCTATAAGCACCATTATAACTTTTGTTATGGGATTTGCATTCATTATTAAATTTAACCCAGCGTGTGCGGTAGCTAATAAATTAGTAGCTGCGGCAGCTGCAATTTGCACTCCATTTTGTATTGCAAGTTGAGCTGCATATAGTAGCCCTTGAAGTTTAACAATACCAAGTGCCGCTGCATATGCCCCAAGTCCGACAATCAAAGGTGCTAAAGCTATACCTAAAGTAATTAATAAGGGTTTCATTTTTTCAAAGCCGGGTTTTATTGCTTCAATGATTTTTGCCCCGACCGACTGCAAAGAAGATAGTAACGCCGGTATTGCCGCCATTATCATAGGTGGTATAGAAGTAATTATTCTGCCTACTGCAGGAGCCAAGTTGCCAATAAGAAATGTTTCGGCACTATCAACAAAAGCCTTTGTTGACCCTTCAACATCTCCGCCTATTGCTATATTACCAAGTAAATTTGATGCTGAACTTTTCATTGAAGCAAAAGACCCGCTTATAGTACTAGATGCTTCTTTTGATGTCGTACCGGTAACGTCTAATTTTTTCTGTACCTGGTGTATAGCATCGTAAACATCGTTCAAATTGGAAATGTCATACTTTTTGCCTGAAAGTGCGCTTGCATCTTTTAAAAGTCTTTCCATTTCTCCTTTAGTGCCGCCATAACCTAATTTCAAGTTATCAAGCATAGTATAATTCTGTTTACTGAAACCCTGATAAGCATGTTGGATATCCTCTACATTGGTACCAAATTTATTAGCATTGTCTGACATGTCAACCAGTGCCATATCAGCATACTGTGCAGCTTTCGCGGTATCGCCTCCTAAAGACTGTAACAAACTAGCCGCGAACATAGTTGATTGCTCCATATAATCGTTAGCGGATAATCCCGCAGTCTTCCATGCATTGGCTGCATTTTTCTTTACTGTTTCAGCTGATTTTTTATATAGGGTTTCAACTCCGCCTAATGATTGTTCTAGTTTAGCCCCTTCTTCTATTGATTTACCTAGAGCTATACCAATCCCGGCTGTTATAATTGTACCTTTTATTCTGCTTGCAATAGAATTTCCCGCTTTTTGCCCCGCACTTCCCGCTTCGCCGTTTAATGCTCCTGTTATACTGCCTTTTATACCTCTTGCGGACGGTACTATCTGAACATATGCTTGACCTAAATCACTAGCCATTTTTACTCCTTTCTAGAATTTCTCTCCTTGCTTTTTCAAATTCCTCCGGAGAATTGAAACCGATTTTTGATTTCTCTTTTGCTTCTGATGTTAATAACTCATAAGCGGATTGATTTTTATTTTTTTCTCCGCATATAAGAGATAGGAAAGTTCTAAAATCATCAAGCAGTAAAGCAAGTAAAGTTTCTGTATTTAATATTTTGTTATCAGTTATTTTTTTAAATGTTCTGCTATTATTCCTCAAACCAACACAAAAAGTCGCTACCATTCTTGCCGGCAGCGACCTATAATTAAAAATATGGTAAGTTTCAGCTAAATCACAAATTAAGCTGTTTTCATCAATTCTAATAATGTTGGCGAGGAATATTAGTTTTTTCCCGCTTCTCCTGTTTGGGAGGTAAATATTTCACCTATTTCATCGGCGACTTTTTGTACGGGAACAGTACCGTCCTCACGTCTTAAATGATCATATAGTCGCTTTTTACCTTCTTTGCCTAAAACAAGAAGAGTAACTTTGCTTATTGCAAATTCGTTATCTTCAAGTTCGGATAATGCGTCTATAAGTTCCATATTATCCAATACTTGTTCATTAATTTCTATTTCAAATCCACTTGAAGTTTTTATTTCTAACATTTAAATATTTTCCTTTCTTTAGCTAACCGGGGTTTCCGGTGCTTCTTCTTTCTTTAGTAATATATATTCATAATGGGTATTTTCACTGGAATCAGGTGTCGCGGTCAATGTTATTTCATAGCCCACAGCTTCTTCATCTTTATAGACGATTTCCCCTAGTTCTGTTAATTTACCTGCAGGAATCACTATTCTTTTTAATACTCCTTCATTCATAATCATATCAATGACATATGAATGATTTTTTGCTTCTTTAGAATTTGCCTTTATTGTTATTTCATTTTTACTTGTGTCTGTTGATACATTATCATCACCATATACAATTTTTAGTACTTCAGGATTTAACACTTCAAGTAAGGTATACTTGAAAGTGTCTTCTTTTGAAGTTTGATATGTTAGTACCGTATCGCCGCCCCATGCTTTCTGTGAATCCGTTTCAGGGCTATTTTCATTAGTTAGACCGTCATCGCTTACATATCCCAGCGACTTAAATTTTGAATCAAGTTCTCCAGAAGCTGATGTTGGTAATGCTGTTCCTGCTGGGGCTACCGATATGGCACCTCCGATTTTAGGCTTGCCGGTAGTTACTTTTGTTGCATCTGCCATTTTATATCTCCTTTTTTATTTATAATTTACAATGTCATATATAGCTTGGTATCTATATTGTTTAGTCGTAGTATCGGTAAAATTATAGTCATTGATACATTTTACACTTGCTATATTATCTAAAAAAATAAGCCCGTCATTCATAACAGACTTTACTTTTTCATTTAACTCAGCAGCATCCAATAAACTTTTACCGTAACTTTGAATAGCGAATACATCTCTGTATATATAATTTTCCATAGAAGAACCTATTTTCTCTAAAATTATGTAAGAAGACGGTACCTCTTCGGGTCTTTCCATAAAAACAGGTTCTTCTAAATTTTCATTTAAATAATTTAAAATTATTTCTTCTATCATTTTCTCACCATTTGAATAGCCTTTTCCAATGTGTTATTATCCATAATATCTTTATATGCTTCGTCGCTGTCCGGTTTTACATTCACATTTACCCTTGTAGCTGACCTAAAAACAGAAGATTTATAATCAGTCCTGCCTGTAGCACTTATGATACTATTAGCGTTTTCTTGGCATATTGACTGCATTCTGTTAGATTTCATCAAATCTTTAACACCTTTAGAGTTTAATTTAAATTTGAAATTATTAGCCATATAGCTCACAATATACTTTCCTGTTCCATTTTAGCGGAACATTTTTTTCAATATATTTAGTATCAAAACCAAAAGTCGTAAAAGTCTTACCGAAAAATTCTACTTTTGTGTTCAGCCAACTATGGGTATCTCCTTTTGGAATACAAAGCATATAAGATACTTGCTTGCCTGTAAGCGACAATTCATTTGTTATATCAATAGTTGTTACGGGGGATACTAACACATCTTTAACTGTTGTCTTTTTGTTTTCATATATAGGCTTGTTGAATTTATCAACGCCTGTTTCTACTTTTTCATATAAAACAACATCAATACCTTTTATTATTCCCATAGAGTTCTATCACTCCCAATCTTTGTTGTTTTAGACCTAATCTTGCCAGTTCGGATTTTTTAATAAATAAACCGCCCCCGGGGTTTAAAAATGTACCACTGACAGAATATCCCCCGGCTGACTCACTGTACTGAGTCATAGGCTCGGTATCCGTACTTGTCATAATATTTCTAGCGACTATATCGACCGTAACCGACTTTGCTACTTCCGCAAGTATAGGCTTTTCTTTTATCATCAAATCCAAGTCTTTATTTCTTTTATCGGCTTCGTATCTCAAAGAATTAGAAACTACGGTCAATAGTGCCTCAGCTTTTTTTATTTCATTATCTTCTAAATTTCTAAACAGAAGAGTTATATCTGCTATGGTAGCAAAGTTATTCATAGGTTACTTTTCCTTTTCTACTTTTTCCTCTATTACAGGTTCTTTGACTTCGGGAGTTTCTGTTTCAGACTCTTTTCTTTCTACAATGTTTATTTTTTTCGGTTTTTTTTGGGAAGTTTTCGGCTGGGTTAAACATTCCCAATCATCACCCGACAAAACAGAAGCTATATCAATAATAGCTCCTGTTTTTATGTTCTTATACTTCACTGCTTGCTATCCTCGCAAATGAACTACTATCTAAAATTCCCCAGCCTAAATAAACTTCTGCTCTTAAATAAATTTGATTGTGTCCCTTTAAATCTTCTCCTGTATTGTCGGGATCGCCATATGGGATAATCTCAAGCGGTATATCCTTTGCATATCCCCATTTGAACATATTTTCAAAGTCTCCGATTATAGCCTCGTCTTTTCCTCCCACTGATACAGTTCTGTTTATATCTAAACGTAAACCATTAATAGTTGAAGGATTTCCTCCCCATGCTAACTCAGGATATAATCTTTCATTTGATGAATTTTTGAGTGCAGCCAAAGCCTGTCTTGCTGACGGAGAAATAACCATACCTGTAATATCCCCGTCGGCACCCTCGATTGTAGCTATTGCAGCCTCGATATTTTCATCAATATTAGCTGCAGTATATGTAATTTTTTGAGTTATTTTACTATCAAAGTTATTTTCTCCTATAACACTGGAAGCGGTGCTTGTTCTTGGATTTATACCATGAAACCCTGCAATATCCAAGCCCTTAGCAACTTTTGTTGCGAAACCATCGTTAAATGCTTGTAGGATACTTAGCTGTACTTCTTCGCTTCCATATTTAAATTCTTCTGAGACTCTCGCCCCGTATTCAAATTTAACAGGTACTATAGTTGTAGGGGTTATAGTTACTCCTCCGTGTGATTTTTTACCGTTTTCAGCCACTATATCAATTTCATTATCCATTGAAAACGTAAATTCTTTTTGACCGTTAAACGGTATCGGAGTTTGTGCCGACAAAACAGCTAAACTTGACTTTCCTTTTACTTTGTTTATTAAATCTGTTACTAATTCGGGGTCTAATAACGTCCCTCTTGATAATACTGACATATTATTCTTCTCCTTTTAATTTATTTAATGTTTTCTTTAATGCGCTTTCCGTCCCACTGCCTATTTCTTCTTCCGTAGACTTTAGCGGAACTTCAAATTTTTTGTTAGCACTTATAATCTTTGACAATGATTCAGCATCTTTTTTTATTGTTTCTTCATCGTCGCCTTTTAACCTATCGACAAATTCATAGGGTAGGTTAAATTCACGTGCAATCCTCGTTTTTACCGAGTCGGACTCGTATTTTTGCACTTTTGCCTGTAACTCAGACAAAGTAGTATCGTTTTCTGCTTTTGCTTTTTCTGCATTTTCTACCTTGATTTTTAAATCAGCATTTTCTAATTTAATTTGTTCATAATCTGCGTATTTTTCTTTGTACTTTTTTTCCAATGTACTTTCTTGTCTCTCCAGCCTTTCGGATATAACTTTGTCTAGTTGCTCTTGTGTTTCGATAATTTTAAATTCTGACATTTTGTGTGTCCTTTCTCCCACTTACCCTGTGGTATAGGTATTTTTTATATTAAAAAAAGCCGATATAATCGACTTTTAATAACTGATTTTTTGTTTTCTTTTTTCCTTACAATTTATGCACGACCAATAAGCTAAAACGACACTATCAAGCAGTGCTATTTCTATATCTTCTTTTTGTGATTTATAACCAAAACCGCCGTTGGAACCTATATGTCTTTTTTCACAATTACTTACCACTCGTTCAAGTGAGGGCTGTTCCATATGACATATATTTTGCGAATATAACCCCTGCTCAAAACTTGAATGAGCAATTATGATTTCTTTGACTGTCGGGGCGACTACATTCTTAACTTTATTGGCTTTTAGTTCCTCTAAGAGTAGCGCTTGCCCGTTTGCTCCGTCGACGACTATCTGCTTAGTGTTCATTTTAGTCAAGTATTCTACTATCCACTTATTCCCACTCCTTATATTTTGGCAGTCAATAGCTTCTATAAATACTTTATTGTCTTCGGTTTTACAGGCTACACTCATAGCTACATTTGTGCCGTCTTGTCCGTATTTGATACCAACGCAAACACCTTTAACTAGCTTAGGTAATTCGTCACACTCTAGGAACTTCCACTCTTTTTTACTTATGGCTGATTTTTGATTATATTTTAACCATAATCCCAAACGTTGAATGTTAAAATCTAAGTCATCGGTGCCTATTTCATCAATAACCGACCTTTCGGTAAATATCGTGCCTAGACTCGGATTACATTCATACCATAAGTCTTTATCTTTTACGTCTGATTCATCTTCTACAGACCATTCAGCCCAAAAAGAATTAATACCTTTTCCTTGCAGTGTATTATTCCTAAATTTAGTAAAAACAGTTCCGCTGCTGGTTAATGTAGGAGGTGTCCCACAGAAAACAGTTTGAGGGTTAAGTGAAGACGTTACTACATATTTAAGTGCCGCCTCTTGGTCGTCCGTATATTCTTGTGCTTCGTCAATGACCAACAAGTCATAACCTTCACCGAGACCACCCTTTGAAGACCTAGTTCTGAAATTGACTCTGCCTCCGTTAGAAAAAAGTTCTATGGTTTCTAATCCAAATTGCTTAAGTGTTTTAAAATCTTTTCCCTCTTTAAGCCCGCTTTTTTCCAGCAAGTTACATAATTTTTCCCACGCTGAGTGTGAAGTCGGTGTTCTGTGTGCAGTATGTAAAATCTGTTCGCCTTTTTTTAGTCCTTGAAATTCACGGATTAAAAGCACTTCGCTTTTTCCGTTTCTTCTTGGTATGGAGTATCCGAATTTTGTATGCACCCATAATTCATCATCATTTACGGATAACATATCGTATATCAATAATTCCTGCCATTCCTGAGCAGTTTTCCCTGTTGAATTATATAAATCTATAGCTTCTTGTCCGTATGTTTTTTTGTAAGGTAATACCACGGAAGCGGTAGGAGTTTGTCGACCCTTTCTCAGTTCGCTCAAATCCTTACCTCCAATTTCTTAATTTATTTACATTAGATTATTCCACTTCCTTTACTTTCAATAAATTATTTAGCATTTTATTAGCTATTTCGCTTCTTTCTTCATAACTTAATTCTTTTTTTGTATGAACATTTTCAAATTTCTTTTTGGTACTGGAACTGTAAGTAACTAAACATCTGCATTTCCTGTGCCGCAAATATACGTCTGTCCCCGTAGAACTCACATCATTATAGTCATAAACCCCGGCTAGGTTTTTACACCAGTCGCAACAGTCACCTTTAACGGTTCTTATGATCGTTACTTCTAAGCCTGATTTTGAAGAAAAGTCAGCATTTACTTTTATAAAATCGTCAACGTTCTTTTGAGAAAATGTTAAGACGGCATCTCTGAAAATATTTTTAACATCGTCAAATTGTTCCGCAGAGGAAGCATATTTTATTAAACCGTTAATCTTGTTTTTCGGTGTTTTTGTCTTTACGGCATTTATACCTAATTTATTTGATTTATTCATAATATCCTGTGCTGCAATACAGACCTTACTGACGTCTTTATGATTTTTTTTAAGCACGGGATTTAAAATCAATTTTGCAATATTAGGTTCCAGTTTTCCGTTTATGAGTGCACCAGAAGAAATTTTATCCGTAAGTATTTTTGATATTATATCTCCAAGTTCTTCGGAAAAATTATGTGCATCTACATATGTAATTTTTCCTGACTTTATTTTTTCTAATATTTTAAGAAGTTTCTTATTGGAATTATATTTATCTTCAATTTCTTCTTCAATTAATTTTAAGAGGTCCTCATATTTGTTATTCGTCATCTGTATCTATCCCCGTTAAATCCCTTAAATTTTCTTTTCCGATATAATCGGGTACAGCCTGATTTATTTTTATTATCCCGTCTCCGATGCTTGATAGCATAGAGCTATCCGGTTCAAAAATAGGTTCCCATAAGGGTTTAGTCATGTATAATGCATTACGTTTATATTCAAATTCGTCTCTTAAACTTGCCGCAAGAAAACCTACATTCAAAAATCCGCTTCCGAATGTTCTCTGCGCCTTTCTAGCTGAAAGTCTTAGATTTTCGTGAGCTGATTTAATGGATTCCGCACTTGCCGGGTTAGATGTGGCAAATCCCAAATCATCTAATGTCAGCCCATTTTCTGCAGCAAACAAAGAAGCAAACATTTTTAATTGTTCCGTATGTGGTACCATACTTTGTTGTGCAAACTGCCCCATTTTTGGACTATCACCTTCATCGTCCTTTGTCAGCGACAATAAGGCTGACATACTGGCTTGCCATTTTTCCAGCGGTTCGTGATCCTCTGATAATCCAACAACATATTTTTGAGGATAAGAATAAAATTCTGCGGCTATTTCCGAACGTTTAACGGTTCTTGCAGCTGAATTAACCAAACTCATGTTTGCCCTTGAAATTCTGGAATGTCCGAAGGGTCTTGTAGCATCGGGTCTATTTATAATCGGTACCAATAACGGATACCTAACATTATGAATATCGTTATACGGTTCTTTTTCCCCCTTTGTATAGTACATTGTTAAACCGTCTATAAAATAGGCTTCCAATATGGGATTATTATTTTCGTTTCTTTCCAGTACAGCGTATCCCTCTGTCAGTAAACCCGTTATTGGGTCGATTATTCCCGTGGCATTTCCTCCGTCTATAACCTGCAGCCTTGGATATCCGTCCTCATCGGGACTAATATAAATAAAGCAGCACGAAGTTATCAACGCTGATAAAATCGCACTGTCAAATAACGTATCCGGGTTATTTAATTTGAAAATCTCATTTATGTTGTAATTATCATCTTTAAATTCTCTGAATATTAATCTATCAGACAGTGTATCAACAGCTTTACTGCACCAACCTAATACCGATTGAATATTAAGTAGCTGAGGCGGTGTTGATATTCCAAAGTCTTCTACTATATTCTTCATTTCATAGTATCTATACCGTTTTAGAACTCTTGTACGCTTCGTATTTAGTTTTTCTCTCAAATAGCCTATTCCTTTATACTCCATTTATTATCTCCTGTCATATTTGATTTAGTTGTGCGAGAAATATTCCCAGTACCGTGTTTGAAGGTACGGTGGGGCTAACGGGGGTACCTACGCCCCCATAAAATATTATTTTATTTTTAATTGGTATACCTGTTAAGTTAGAAGAATATTAAAAGTTTTTCCAGTCTAAATGATGTGGAAGTATCCTATTACTTATAATTTCCTTTTGTGCTTCGCCTTTAACTTCCTTCATATGAAATATCTTGTCGCTCTTCTGTCTGTTGCATGCGAAGTGTGCAAGCTGTAAGTTATCTATGTCGCTTGGGTGTCCGCCTTTAGCAATAGGTATGATATGATCTATAGTTCTTGATAGGGGGTGGGGGAATTTATATGAAGGGTCTACAGGTTTGCCGCATATCCCGCATACTTCCTGAGTGGCATATATCCTTTTTTTATTCCTTAGGAATGCTGACTTATGGGTTCCGTCTCTGTCTGCTCTTTTATTTGCCATTGATATTTACCTTATCTTTGATTCATATTGGCGGAGAGACAGGGATTTGAACCCTGACGTCGCTGACTCGACCTATCAGTTTAGCAAACTGACCTCTTAACCTTTTGAGTATCTCTCCATATAAAAAGCACCCGTTAGGGTGCTTGAAAGAAATTAAATAAAATGAAACTAAAACTATTATTGTAAAAAAGATATTAATGAAAGTGAGGTAATTTTTTACTTTTTTACAGATTACATTATATCATCATATAGGCTAACATGATAGGGTCATGGGTGGTACATAGGTGGTACATCTTTTTAATAATTCATTAAATGCTTTTTGGTATAACCTTTTCCTTGTGTGCTGTGTAGAATAATGGACTGTATATGCTACCTCAGACCATGTCATGCAATCAATATGTCTTGCTATTAATATGTTCTTATATAATTCCGTATCTAATAAATTAAACATGTTTTTCAACTCTGCTTCTGCTACTTTCATTTTACTTATTTCTTTTGATATTTCTTCTTCGAGATCACATATAATAGTTATACTATCTTCATTTCTATTCTTTAAAGAATTACCTTGAACCTCGCTTCCTTGTCCTGTTATACTCTCTATTCTTTCTCTATGAAAGTCAATACTATTTTGCTTATCTTTTATCCTTTCTTTTATTATGTATACCGTTCTCAATTTTTGTTTTAATTCATCTCTTGTCATCTCTAGCCTCCCAAAGCATATACAGCATGAACATTATACCAACTATAAACCAGCCGCTGATTTTAATACTGAAATAATATTCTATAATGGTTTTTACTATAAGTATTGTTACCGTTCCTAATACTATATCTATCATTTGTCGATGTCCTCTACACATGTAATTTAATATAATAACTTTTATATATTATTAACTTCATTTGATATAATCCCCTCTACTTGTTCTATCACCGCATCGGAACTATTAAAGTGTTCTACACTGTTATTATCGGTATCTACCAGTGAATATATATATCCCATATCGCTATTGGATTTTACAACGCTGATATGATCTATCCCGTGTACTGATAGTTTTTTATTTAATTTAATACACGTCTGTCCCGGTTCTAGTGAATCAAATATTGTCATTTATTCTATCCTCCGCATACTATTTTTTTCAGTAAGTTTAAACCGTAGTCTATTGTTTCTATATCTTTACTTCCTTTTTCTATAACTATATTTATTTCTTCTATACTTAGTTCTTGGTTACTTTTTACTTTTTCTATATCTTCTTCAATTTCCCATTTAAATATATTTAAATCTGCTATGATAGATTTTATGTTGTTTATTAATTTATCTTTGTTCATTAGCTTTATCCTTTCTGCTTATGAATGTTGTTAAGAGCTTGAAAGAAACCGCTTTCCTCTACTGCCTTGTTTATTTCTTCTAATGTTTCATCTAAAGAACCACCGTTTTTAAGATGTTCTTCTATTTCTTCACCTGCTTTTTCAAAGTTTCCGTCCATTGAAAGGGCTACAAATCCTCTAACTGCTGAAAATATTCTTTTATCCATATCCGTTAGAGATACACCCATTTCCTCTAAAATACATATCGTATTATAGTTAAGTTCCGGGATTTTATATATTTTTTTGTTTATTTTCATCTATCCTACCTCTACATTATTTTTTTATATCTTTTATCATACTGCAAATTAACTGAGTATATTTTTTACTTATGGTATTTATCTGCTTAGCTAATCTTGTCATTAAAAGTAATACCTTTTCATGTTGTTTTTTTTAATTCATCAAGCGTATATACATACGTATTGATGTTGTTTTTTAATATATAATCTATTTCCATATGTACTCCGTTTGATGTTCCTATCCCGTCTATTACTGCCATACAGTCTGCTACGTCTATCATAGCGAAGCATATGGGGGAATAATCTTCGTAGCTCATTTCCCCTGGTAATACTGTCGGGTTTAATACCGTATAGCCTAATGATTTTAAATATTCCTCTGCTTCATCAAATTTATTTTTATAGTTGGGGTCATCTGTTATCGACCCCGCTAAATATATCTTCATAGGTTTTATTTATCCTTTCTTTTGCGATATCAAAATATTGTTTATCAAGTTCCATTCCTATAAATCTACGATTGGTATTTACACAGGCTACACCCGTTGTTCCGCTGCCCATGAATGGATCTAATACAATTTCGTTTTTATCTGAATGTTTTAATATACATTGTTCTATTAATGATAATGGTTTTTGATTTTGATGTAATTGTTTTTTACCTGATACCCTGTCATAAAACCACACATCGGTCAAACGTTTGCCATTGAAAAATTTTCTCCCCTTGTTTGCTAAAATTATAAATTCATATTGTTTACCGAATGCTGCTTTTGTATCGCCTGCAGTCCAGTTATTTTTAACCCAAACAATGATGTTTTTAATTTTAAACCCTGATTTTTTCCAGTTGAAATTTAAAGTATTCGATTTTATTACTATTGCAAAATATATACATAGCACTATTATTCTTTAAAACTCTATAGCTTTCACTTATTGCATCACTTATTAGTTTTTTATCATTATCGCCTGCAATAGGGGAACAAAAATCATGTTTTTTATTCTTTCTTTGGTTTGTTTTGTAATTTATTAAATACGGTGGGTCGGTAACTATTAAATCTATACTTTCACTTTGAATATCCTTCATGAACTCTAAACAATCGCCTTGTAGTAATTCTATATCTTTGTTTATTTTCATTACTACACCTCATTCCCCCAACAATCCCAACCGTCAGCCTCTTGTCTTGCGAATAACTCAATCCTTGGTATGTCTCCGAATAACTGAACTATTCTGTCACGTGTTTCTGCGGGTTTCTTTGAGTGTTCCTCTATAGGTGTCATTACTACCTGATGAACCGATTTACTCATTCGCTTTAATGGCTTGCCTTTTGTGGCTAAAATACATAGTTCTGTATTTGCCCTTGTATAATATCCCATTCCCCAAAATAAACTATCTGCTTTTTTATTCTTTTTCACCCAGTTAAAGCCTATAGTTTTATATGTAAATCCCCATTTTTCTATTAGCTCTATTCCTTCTAATAAACACGGTGCTGTTACCCATAGAAACAATACTGCGTCTTTTTCACATAAATTTTGTATAGGTAAACCTTGAATATTCTTTTTATTCATTGTTGGATAATGGGATTCTGCACTACGTCCCAACCCTGTTTTTTTAGACCAAACCTTATACTGCCACGGAGGGTCTGCGTAAATTATGTTATACTTTTTATCTGTGTTAAATATATCTACTTTCATTCTTTTAAGGAGAAACAGCTGTTTTATTCTCGAGAAACTCTTCTCCTTTCTAATTTAATATTTTTCTACTTCCTCTACCTTGACTTTCACAATTTCAAAGTCATTAGGGTTTAATTCCAATTTGCTATAATCCATGTTGGCGTATAATAGCGACCTATATGTCTTTATTTCTATCTTGCTTTCTTTGAATCTAAATTTTCCATATCCCCAATAAGGAATTACATATGAGCCTGTATGTTTATTTCTGATAGAGAACATATGATAGTCTTCAGGGATTTTATTTTGCAGTATCGGGTCTTCCGTCAATTTTTCATCTTTGAATGGATATTTATTACTCATGTTATTATTCCTGCTTTACTATTCCCAAGGCTCCGGTTCTTTTATCGGTCTTATGTAATCCTCTATATATTCTTCATCTATATATATTTTTGTAAAAGCTCTATCTAGTTTTAATAAATATATGGTAAAACTATCAATATATCGAAGAGAGTTAATATCTACAAAGCTTGATCTAAGATTTAAGGTGAAATATTTATTATTTCTGTATCGCGTAAGGTTTAGTTCCATATTTAAATCTTCATCTTCTTCACACGTTAGTATTATTTTTTTATATTCAAATATTCCTGATGTATTCCAATCATCTACAATGCTCATGTGTACCTCAACCGGAACATATGAAATATCATCATTATAATCAATCTCTAAATTTGAAGTATTAACACTCTCAGCAACATATTTAGCATACTCATCGAAAATCTCACTTGTTTTTACTCCTTCTTTCTTAGGTTCTATCATTAAATCTTTAAAATTATTTAATATTTTCTGATTATCAACAAGTGAGGTTTCTTTTATTACATCTGTTAATACTGTATCTAATTTTGTTATATATTTTGAAAAATCAAATCCCTCAATGGCAAGTACAAGAACATTTTCAATTTTAGTTTTTAACGCTTTATAACTGCTTCCCCACCTTAACTCTTCTCTGATAATGTCTTCAAGGATATTTTTAAACTTCTCTTCTATTGTTTTTTCTATAAACCCGCTGTTTATTGTTTTTTCAATAATATTTAAAATATCTTCATTTAAATTTTTCCCCATTTTATTTACTCCTTATTTTTTTATCTGCGAATAAACACTCGCTATCCTTTCATCTATTTTTACACCGCATACGTGGTACCTTTTCTCGAAGGCTTTTAAGCCTATGTTATGTACTTCTATGTGGTACTTCGGGGCTAACGGCATAGCCCGCATACCTATATGCGTTATTTCATTCCTGTTACGTCCCATTCCTATGGCGTCTATGTGATGTAATTCACATTTTCGCCCGGATATGCAGCATATTTTATGAAGCAAACATTTATACACATAACGTTCAATGTCTTTAGGATATTTGCTTAGACTTTCATGACACGGCACGTTGTTTTCGATGCAGTAGTCAATGAGAAAATCGGTGAAGTACCACGCCGTGGTCATATCCACATCGGATAAGCTAAATTCCTTACCTCCTCTGTCTGCTAGGAACCAGCACTTCATCAGCTGTTTCAAGTCCTCTACTTCATATCCTGTGTACTCTGCAATGTCTCCCAGTAATGCATATATAGCCTTCCGTTGTTTTTTACTGATACTGCGGTTGTCAAGTAGTTCTATGTTTACTCTCCTATATCCGCATTTATCAAATTTATAAGGGTTATCATATTCGGCTATTATGTATAATTTGTTGTCTTTGTATTTGACGATTTTTCCCTGCATTATAATATCCTGTTTTATTGTCTTTTTTCTTTTTATATTTCTTATTATCCTCTACGATCACACCGGAAGAGAGAACCTTTAATGGCTTGTTTTTTATCAATCGCATTTGGATATATGTTTTTTTATCCATGACATAACCTCCTAGAACGGCATATCTTCATCGTCTGAGAATCTGTACTGTCGCATTATATCTTCTTCTTCCTTTACGCTTTTAGGTTTATTATCTGCTTTACTTCCAAGGAAGTTGACTTCTTCCGCCACTACTTCGGTGACGTATCTCTTTGTACCGTCGTTAGCTTCATAGCTTCTTGTTTGTATCCTTCCTGCAATAGCTGTCTGTTTTCCTTTTGAAAGATATTTACCGCAAATCTCCGCAGTCTTTCCCCAAGCGACTATTGGGATAAAGTCCGTTCCTCTTTCCCCGTCTCTTGTTTTAAAATTTCTGTCTACCGCAAGGGTAAAGGTTGTAACACTTGATCCCGATGTTAATACTCTTGCTTCGGGGTCTTTTGTTAGACGTCCTATTAAAACTACTTTATTAAGCATGCTTACGTCTCCTTGTTAATAATTTCATTATTTTACAAAAGTCTATACTTCGTATTTCTAAACATCTTCCGTTTACAAGTGCTATTTCTTTGTTATGTATATCAATAAAAACGATATTATCTGTGTTCAATAGCCATTTATAGTCTCCGTTCGGGCTTTCTACATGCATGAACATATCCCGTGTACCTCCTCGTATTCTTTGATTAAATCGCTGATTTTACCTTTTACAAAATCTTTTCTTTTCATTTCTCTTCTTCCTCTTTAAGTTCATATATCGTGACGTTTCTGTGCGTCAGTGTATCGTATCGTTTTCCGATTTCTTTTATTTTTCCTTTATCGCATAATTCCGTGAGTCTCGGTTGTACCGCCTGTCGTTCCGGAGATAGTATTTGATGTTTGGTATACAATATCGACGCTATCTCTCTTGCGGTGTAATTGCCTGTTTTTAATACCTCTATGATCAGTGTTCTTATATATTGACTATTTAATTTTCTATAACTTTCAAGTCTCGTTTCTTCTGTGATTTTCATTTTATACCTCTACCAACCAGCCTTTCGGCGTCTTCCAGACTCATAATTTTCTTGATCCCTTTGTTTAACGATTGTTCGTATTTCAACTGCTCGCTCAAGTCCTTCGCGGCTTCTTTCGTCTCTTTCAATTTGCTTTCAAGGTCATTTACGAATAACTGTAAAACGTCTATTTTTGCTTCCCGTCTTTCGAGTTTTTGTTTTAAATTTCCCTTTTCTGTATGTAAATTTGCATTACAATTTTTAAGACGTGTTATTCTTCCGTTTAACTGACCTATCTTCATCTTTAGTTTCCCGTTTTCCTTGAATACTTCGTCAATGATCTTGTCCGTATTAGTTACCAGCTCTTCGGTATTGTTTTTTATTCCTTCATGTTCGTCTTTTAATTTTTCGTTTTCAAATTTTAGAAGAGCGTTTTTACTTTGAAGTTTTACGAGTTCGGAATGTTTGATTATTATACAGCCCTCGGGTAATTTCATTTTTGCCATACTTTTATCCCTCTACGGTCTCACTGAGCATTAGTGTATTATCTCTAATCTGCTTTACCTGTTCCCTTAAAGAACCAGGTAACCTTAACGTTTCTTTTTCTTCGTTTACTACCGCCTCATAAGCTCTTCTAAAGTTTGCCATTATGGAACTGTTAAATACGTTTATATCCGCTTCTCCCCATGACCTTAAAATTCCGCTGCTGCCTACTGCTTTTTGAATTATAGACGGCAGAGTTTTAAATCCGTCGGGACGACCGCAAGCGGTACGTACCAAATCCCAAGCTTCGGTAGTGCTTAGCCTGTTAGGTGTTTTCATCTCCGTTATCTTTGCCCTGATCAATCCTATAGGCGGAGCAAATTCTCTGATGTCCGTTGCTATTATGTAATTTATCGCTGTCATTACTTCCTCGTAGGTCTCGTCGGCAAATTGCATAGCCCATAAATTTATAAACGCTTTAGCGTCGCTCTCGGTCATGTCCCGAAAACTTGCTTTATAATTTAATCGCAGAATTGCCAAACATTCCGCGCACTCTTTTTTATTCATCTAAATCACCTCTTGCTAACATATTTAAAAATGGATTATTAGTCAGCCTTTCCGTTTTCTTCATAGTCTTTTGGTTCAAATACCCTTCAAATTTATTACTGAACAGTGTCTCGGGGCGTAGGTAATTACACATTTTTTTATCGTGTCCCCACTCGTCTACTTTGATGTCGATTACTTTTTTAAAATCCTCTAAGGTGAAGCCTTCATTTAGTCGTGCTTTTATCAAATCATGAGTCTTTCGTCCCTGATATCTGTAATTTGTTTTAGCCTTTGAGTTGAAGTACTCGACTATATCTTTATATATACTAGTATTATCATTAGTATATATATATATATTATTAGGTTCAGAATTTGAACTACCCCCTAGTTCAGTTTCTGAACTACCCTTGTCCGAATTTTGAACTACCCCTAGTTCAGAATTTGAACTACCCCCTAGTTCAGAATTTGCACTACCAAATTGAATATTTTGAATAAAATCAAAGTTGATAGTATATAAGTTTCTTTTGCCTTTTTCAGTCTGAATTTGCTCTTTGAAAACAAGCCCTTTTTTCACTAAGGAATTGATCGCATCAATGACCGTATTTTTACTTTTTCCTGTCGCTTTTATAAAATAATTCAGCGAACAATTGCAAGCGTCGTCCGTTGTCTGAGCAAAACCGTAAATGATAGAATATATCATTAGTTCGGTATCTTTCAGTTTTAATTCATTTATCATCCAGCCTTGAATATTTATGTAATTATAATTTTCCATGTGTGACCCCTTATGTATTCATCAGCGATATCAATCGCCCTGTCAATACGGCTATTCTCATCAGTATCAAAAATAATACACATATAACCGATGTGATTTTAAATTCATCGCTATTGACAAAAACTTTAAAAAATGCTAATGTTTTATTGATATGAATTATTGAACTGCTTTTTTGCTTGCCGGCATAAGCGGTTCTTTTTTTATTGCCTTTCATCGTCGTAACTTCCCCTTTCAAAATATTTACACGCCTTGGTACGCTGTTTTCTGTCTTTCATTCTCGGATATAAGCAGTGTCCCGCGAAGCATTCAACATAACCTTCATATCCGCAGTAATCTTTTACATAATGCTGAACGAAATGTCTGCAGTCCTGACATGTTTCTACCTCCTGCAATCTGTCTATTATCCATACTCCTTTTACTCCCATTTGTTTTTCCTCCGTTTTTTTGGTATAATATTTTATTAATAGTTTATTATAAAAAGTAGTACAATTTGTATGCGTTACTTTACTTAATTATATGCATACTATTTGTATGTGTCAATACTTTTTTATTTATACTTTTAAAAAATTTTTAGGAGTGAACCGTTATGAATAATTTTTCAAAAAATTTAAAATACTACCGTTTACAAAAAAAACTTACGCAAAAAGAAATGGCAGATTTTTTAAACATAACTCCTAACGCATACCAAAAATACGAGTATGGAAAAAGAGAACCGCTTTTAAATAATTTAATCAAGCTTGCTGACTTTTTTAATGTTTCTCTCGATGATCTAGTAGGTCGTAAATTCCACAAAGATTAATATAATTTTCTTAAAACTCTTTGATGAATATTAAATAAGTCTTCCAGCTTATCCCATGTAGCTATTTTCCCAAGCCTTGTACCGTATTCTATTTTTTGATAAGCATTTACTCCTATACCTAAATAATCAGCCACATACTGCTGTGTATATCCCTTTTCTTTTCGTGCATTGATTAGATTTGCTCTCATTTTTTTGATCTCCTTATACATTTTTCAAATTGTGAGTCTTTCTCCACTCGTAAAACTCCGGAATATCCACATACCAATTTCCGTCTATTTTATAGCTGGGAAAGTCCCTTCTATGTACCAACTTATCGGCAGTCGACTTTGTAACGTCAAAATGTTTTCTGAATGTACTAAGTCTCATTTGCTTTTGTGTACCGTATAGTTCTTGAAATTCTTTATATTTTTTAATAGCAGCGTTTAACGCATCTTCTATGACGGTATTTAAAAAACCGTCAAAGGGATTTTGAGCTGTGCTGTTCATTTTTATTCTCCTTTCCTCAAGGGCTAAGGTGTACGCAGAAATGGTTTTATCATGACTTTAATGTAAATTTTAGAGTGATTTTAGGTATAAAAATAACACCTACGCCTTTTTCTGTTTTCGGAGGATTTCTGCGTACAATTTAACCCTTGATATTTGATTTTTTATGTATTGAAATTATTTCTTTTCTTCTACATTTTTTTTATTAGCTTCCGCCTTTTCTCTTTCTTTTCTTTCCAATGCCAATCTAATAATTAATTTTGCAAAATCTTCAAACATATTTCTACCGCCTTTTTGCCTTGATTATAACATTCTTGCAATTTACCCCGATATCTCCTATAATAAAATTAGCTAAAAATTTTATAGAAAGGAAATATATAATGAATATTTTAGACACAACAAAGATTGTTTCAATTTCAGATATTATACAAATCATTTCAATTATTATAAGTTCCGTTTTTACAATTATTTCTATTGGAATAGCTGTTTTATCCTTAAAAAAATCCCAAAAAGCGATAGAGTTAACTGAAACTTCTATAGAAGAAGCAAACCGTCCTTATATAGTTGTTTATAGTGACTGTATTCAAGTAGCCTCAACAATACATCAATATCTTATAGTTAAAAATTTTGGAAAAATCGGAGCAACAATTACATCTTTAAAAATCACACCTCCATATAAAAAAGATTTATCTAATGGTGAGAGCGGTGGTTTTACTAAATTGGATAATACTTTTTTAGCTCCAAATCAAACCTTAACAACTGTATTATTCTCTGATTATTCTAAAAATAAAAGAGTTGGTGTTACAAATATTTCTATAACATATAAAACCAGTAAAAAAGAATATATAGATAATTTTATTATTAATGAAGACCTTGACTTAACTTTCACAAAGACTAAACCTCACAAAACAAAACCTATAACCGAAGTTGTTACCTATGCTGCCGAGGAATTGAGCCGTAAAAATTTATAATTGTGTAATAATATCTATATAATCTATGGTTTCTTCTAAAATACTCTTGATGTCGATTATTTTAAAATTGCGGTCAGATAAAATACTTAATATGCTATCCTTTATTTCATTTAACTCTTCCAGTGAAATACCTTGACCGCTTGGAAGATATATTATTTTATCAGCAGTATTCATTCCTCTACGCTCCTTTCTTTTAAACTTCCTCTACCTTTCTTTTAAACTTCCTCTACCTTGCTTTTTACCCCGATATCTCCTATAATGATATTATTAATATAATTAGGAAATAAAGGTAATAAATTATGATAAAAAGCAATAACATTCAATCATACGATTTAACAAAAAATTATAATTGTGATTATACTCCTCCAGATGTATGCCCATATTGTAACCGTATATTAGATCCAACATTCGTAGCTGGCTACATATTGGAGTATCCGTTTGATAACGAGGGTAATTTATATATTTTATTCTTTTGTCCAAGATGTGAAGATATATTTATTGCAAATTACAGTGCAACATATAATGGCAGTATAGATAAATATACAACATATAGTTTAAATAACATATATCCTTCAACAATAGAAAGCCAACCATTCTCTGAACACATCAGTACATTATCTAAAGACTTTATTGAAATATTTAATCAATCTTCAGAAGCTGAAAAAAACAACCTGTTTAGAATATGTGGTATCGGCTATAGAAAATCATTAGAATTTTTGATAAAAGATTATTTAATTTATAAAAATCCTGATAAAGAAGACGATATAAAAAAATTAACTTTAGGTAAGTGTATAAATGATTATTTATGTAAAAGTTCAGACAATAATCCTTTTGAACAAAGGATAAAAATCCTTGCCGAAAAATCTGCATGGCTCGGAAATGACGAAGCCCATTATATAAGAAAACATGAAGATAAAGATTTTAATGACTTAAAAAAATTTATAGAAATAATCATTTCTTATATAAATGCTGAGCTTATTGTCGAAGAAGCTGAGGCAATAAATAAAAAATAATTATTACTGATTTTCTTCATTACTACAATAACAATCTTTTTCGGCTAAAAGATTACCTTCTAAGTCCCAATATTGAGTTACCTCTCTTATTGGGTCTTCTTTTATACCCATACCTTTATCTGTCTTAATTTCTATTACTTTTCTAACTTTTACACTTAATACACTCATCTTTCTACATCCACCCCCTACGCTCCTTTCTTTTAAACTTCCTCTACCTTGCTTTTTATCCCGATATCTCCTATAATTGACATATATAAATATAAGGAGTACTAAATTATGAAAATTGATGCAACCTCAATAGCTTTAATACTTTCTATACTTTCGCCAATTATTACTTCATTTATGAATAATAAACACCAGCTTAAAATGCACGATTTAAATTTTTATCAAGCTCACAGAGCCGAAGTTTTAGAACACTATATTTCTGCTACGGGCAAAGCTATTACATATCACAGTTCTCAAAATACAGGTAATTACAACGAAGCATATGGAGAAGTTTTAATTTATATAAACGATAAAATTCTAGATAAAGTTCAAAAACTTAATATTTTGATAAATAATTCCTCATATGACTCCTACATCAGAGCAAAAGCGGTTTCTATTTTTGATGAAATATGTGTATTCCTTAGAAATGATTTACCTAGGAAACCCAGTAAATAATATATACACATATACAGTTAATTACCCATAAAACATAAAACCAAAAGTTCTCTGGGAACATTTTTTTATATACCAATAAGCATATAGCTACAAACGCTATGAAAAGGGGATTAAAAATTATCATCTTACCCCCCTACGCTCCTTCCTTTTTAATATCTTTTATTTTGAAAATAAAAGTATCTGAACTTTCCCCAACTGCAATACAAAATGCTTTTAAATCATCAGCATACAAGGTTCTGTTTCCGTTTAATATCGCATTAAATACTGATTTATTCATATTCATCTTTTTAGCAATAGCATTTTGTTTCAATCCATGTTCATCTATATATTCCTTAATCGCTTCATATACTTTCATTTTTTTATCACCTCCTGTAAATCAAGATTTTCTTGATTTACTTTATATTAATACATATATTCTTTATTGTCAATAGATTTTTTAAGATTTTCTTGATTTTTATATTGACAATAAAGATTTAAGTCCTTATAATCAAGATAAGGAGTAAAAAGCATGAAATATGAAATAGGAAAAAGAATTAAATATTTTAGAGAAAAAGAAAAAATATCTCAAAAAGATCTAGCTAACAAATTAAATATTAGTAATGCTAGGTTATCAAATTGGGAAAAGGGTATAAATAGACCTGACGCTGATTTCATAGCTGATATATGTACATCTCTTAAAATAACTGCCGATGAACTTTTGGGCATTGATGTAAATAGTAAACAAATTAATGTTTCTAAAAATGAATTAAAACATTTAAATAATTACCGCAAACTATCGGATTCAAATAAAAAAGATGTTGACGACTTTATGGATTTTAGACTTCATAAAGAACAACAAGACTACAACAAAAAGCAATACCTAAAAGTAGCCCGAGGTAAGGGTGAAGAATTGGTTTCAGATGAAGATATTGACAAAATGATTGAAAATTCAACGGAAGTTAAAGGAGATGACGACTTGGTATAAATTACCAAGTCTTACAAATAAAGGATTTTAACAATATGGTAAATACTACCATGTAAGATATAATCTTATTCATTGTAAAATTTTCTCAAATAAACATTTGAGGAGATCAAGCAATGGAAAAGAGCAAATATTTTAAAATTCGTAATCTTGCATGGGAGGTACTGGTAAAACAAAAGGCAGATAAACTGCCTATAAATATCGTCCAAATATGTAACAATATGGGTATAACCGTTCGTAGGTTCAAAGGTGATTTTGACGGATATAATTTAGAAAGAAATAATAATATATTTATCTTTTATAATGAAGCCATTAAGAACCCCGGACGCATTCGATTTACCATAGCCCACGAGTTGGGACACATACTTTTAAATCAATTTGACCTTACATACGAAGAGAAAGAAAAAGAAGCGGATATGTTCGCTGCAAGGATACTGGTACCATTGGGAGTGATACAGGAAATCGGTGTAACTTCCCCCGAAGAAATAATGAAGCTATGTAAAGTGTCTTACACTGTAGCGTCAAAAAGATATTATAGACTTTTGAAAGTAAGACCTAGAAATAAATTTAAAACAAATCAATTAGAAAAACAGTTAGTGAAGAATTTTGAAGGATATATAAAAGATCAAAAAGAAAGTAAGTGATACATGGTATAAATATAAATAATATTACATAATTATAAGACAATTAAATATTAAAGTATAAATTTATTTACTTTTTAATAAAATGAAAAAATATTGATGAATAAAGATTTTTATCATGATAATTTAAGAATTTCAAATAAAATTATAAATTATTGCAATTTTTGTCAACTTTTTTCTATAATATTGGGGATTTTTTACTTGATATCAAGCAAGATTTTTAGTATAATATGTATGAAATAATATGCATTGCATATTATAATAATGAAGAATAAACACATTTCATTGCAAACTATTTTCAATTAGTAATTCTTCAAAATGCTCGCCTGTATACCGGCGTCTAATAAATAGGTTACCAGCTTAAGATTGTCGCTTGCTGTTTGGCGTCTAATAAATAAACAGCTCGTAAAAGCCCCCTACATTAGGGGGCTATTTTTTTAGGAGAAGATATGAAATATATAAAACAAGGGTTATATAAAGTTAAAGATGAATATTTTAGTAAATTTAGAAATGATTATTTTATGGATAATAAACAAGAAAAAAGACCTTATTATTATGCGATAAAAGACAACAAAGGCATTATATGGCTTATACCGATAAGTAGCAAAGTACCTAAATATAAGAAAAAAATAGAAAAAGATATGGAGAAACATGGTAAATGTATTTTTTATCATATTGGTAAAATTAAAAATAAAGAACATGCTTTTCTTATAGGAAATATATTTCCGGTAATTCCAAAATACATAAGAGGATCATTTACAATAAATAATAAACCTTACATTGTCGAAGATGAATTGATCACAAAAAAGATAAACGCAAAAACAAAAATTTATTTATCAATGGTGAGATATGGAAAATTAAAACCTTTTGTAGATATACTAAAAATTGAAAAGGAATTATTAAAAGAGTTAAAAAATGAATAAATCAAAGAAAAATCAAATAAAAAGAACTCCTCTACCTCTGCAAAGGTAAAAGAGTTCTAAGAGTGCATCGCAATTATAATACACATACATCAATAGTATTATAATCGAAAACACTCTTATTTGTCAAACTAAAAACAAAGGAGTGTTATTTTTATGCCTAAAACTAAATACACGAAGTTAAAAGACGGTAGATATCGAAAAAGGGTTAAGGTGGGCTACTATGAAAACGGCAGCCCCAAGTACAAACCCATTTACGGTTATACCGTCAGAGAACTGGAAGAAAACTATGCTGAATTTATCAATAACCGTAAAAAAGGTTTAGTGATTGAAAATGATAAGATATCATTAAAAGAATGGGCTAGTAAATGGCTGACAGTATACAAGGGTGATGAAGTAGATAATACATATGATATGTATGAAAACTGCGTAAATAATCACATAAATAAATCGGATATAGCATTGATCCCTGTATGTAAAATCAAACCTATCCAAATACAGGAATTTCTAAACAAGGTAAAAGAGATTGGCGGAAATATTGCTAACAAAGTAGGGATAACTCTAAATCAAATATTAGAGCAGGCAATAGAAAATCATATAATAATCAAAAATCCCATGAAAAAGATTAAGATACCTCCTCAGCCGGAAAAAGAAAAACGAGCATTGATCCCTGCAGAAGAAGAAGCAATAAATAATATTGACGTTCCGCTAAAACACAAAGTATTTACAGCTATATGTCAGTATACCGGACTTCGCCGAGGTGAAGCCTTGGCTCTTACGGTATTTGATTTTGATTTTAAAAGAAAGAGAGTAAGGGTCAATAAAAATTTAGTCTTCAAGGGAAATAAAGGTGTAATAAAAGACAGTCCCAAAACCGATGCAGGTAACAGGTATATACCTATCCCTGAACTCCTGTGCGGGATTTTAAAGGATTATTTTAAAACACTTAATGGAATTTACCTATTTACCATGAAAAACGGAGAAATGACGACTAAAAGCTCATATTCAAAAATGTGGAACAAGATAAGAAATAGCATAAATAAGTATATTGATGAAAAGAATGAAAAAGCCCCTACCCCAATGGAAAGAATACAAAAACCTGATATACCTGTAACGGCTCACATTTTACGCCATACATACGCTACATATTTATACTATGCTGGTGTGGATATCAAGACCGCTCAAAAGTGGTTAGGTCATAAATCAGTAACAACTACACTTAAAATTTATACTCACTTACAAGATGAATCGGAAAATGCAGAAAGGAAATTAAATGACTATTTTGAATTTAAAGAAGAAAATGAAAAAGCGGTTTAAAAAATAAGTGGCTCAGAAGTGGCTCAAATTAAAAAATATCACAAAACGTGTGATTACCATAAAAATAAAAAAAGCCTTGAAACGCTTTGTTTCAAAGGCTTTGAAGTTTCTTAAAATGGTGACCCAGCGGAGATTCGAACTCCGGACACCTTGATTAAAAGTCAAGTGCTCTGCCAACTGAGCTACTGGGTCATTCACTGTCTCTGACAGCTTAATTAGTATACTAAAACAACCAAATTATGTCAATACCTTTTTTCAATTTTTTTTAATTTTTTTCACTCTATTTTTTACTGCCAAATGAAATCCGGATCGTAAACATATTTACTTCCTTTTTTCTTGAAAGGTGCATTGTGATTGTCTTTACCTGAGGCTTTCTTTATTGCACTGAAAGTTTTGCCTTTCTTATTCATTATCTCAAAATGAAGATGGGAACATGTAGCCCTTCCGGTTCTTCCCGATTTACCGAGATAAGTCTTTGTCGAAACTGTCTTTCCTACCTTTGCATTTTTGGAAAACTTACTCATGTGAGAATATAAAGTCTTTCCGCCGCCGGGATGTTTTATAACTATATATTTTCCCCAGCCTCCGTTATTTGCAACCTTGACTATCTTTCCCTTAGCCGCAGGATATATACTCTTTACTCCGACGATTATATCCACGCCTTTGTGACCTCTGCTTCCACCGTAAAGACTCTCTACGTTATATCTCTTTTTACCCGCACTTTTCCCAACGGGCCAAGACATCTTAACGGGAGTGTGGACTTTCACGGTAAAAGTCTTCTTTGCACTCTTATTGTATTTTGCGTAAGCGGTTATTTTGACAGTTCCCTTTTTCTTTCCCTTTACCACTCCTTTTGAATTTACCGTGGCAATTTTCGGATTTGAACTCTTCCACGTTACGGATTTGTTGTTTGCACTTTTGGGATAAGAGTTCGCCTTAAGGGTCAACGTCCTTCCAACGTTTATATTATGCTTCCTCACAGAAGCTTTTATACGCTTTTTATTTGAAACTTTTATGGAAGTTGCGACTTTATACGCACTGACCTTCTTTTTATCGCTTATTTTGCCGCTCTGTGAAGAAGAAACGCTGAAATATGTTGCATATGGTTTCTTTGTACTCTTTGCGGTCACTTTATATGTGTTTGCACTCGTCTTTTTTACAGAAAAACTTTTCTTCGAATAATTTAATTTATAACTTTTATTGTAGGCATTGCTCGGTGTAAATTGCACTTTTAAAGTAGTGGACTTGTTTTTGTTGGTCTGAAGCACTACATGGTCTTTGCCGTACTGCTGTGAACTCGGTTTAAGTGTTATATCCTTTAGCTTTACCTTTACTCTTACTTTACAGCTCGCCTTTACTCCGTTATCGCTGTGTGCTGTTATTACGGCATCTCTGTAGGTGATACCCTTTTTTATCATATCCTTTGTGTTGATATTTTTAGCACTGACTTTTCCGTTTTGGTCTACGGTAGCTACAGAAGTATTTGAACTCGACCACTTTATGGAGTCTATACTTTGTGCGCTCTTCGGACTTACGCTTAGGTCAATCTTAAAGCTTTCCCCTTCATAAACGCTTTTTGAAGTATCACCTACCTTGATCGAAGACACTAAAATAGGAAGCGCGCTTTCACCGGCTTTAGAGTTATTATTCTCTTCGGTCGCTTTAGTGTTGGCTTCCCTATTATTCTCTTTTGTATTAAATTCGTTTTTACCGTTCTCGACGGGATTAGCAACCCCATCCTGCGTCTCATACGCAAAAATCATATTATTTGCACTACAAATAAAGCTTAGGCATAAAGTCATAGTTATCAGAATGCAAATACATTGTTTTTTCAAATTTCCAATTCTCATTATTAAAACCCCTCAGTTCGCTTAATAAAAATTTCCCTCTTAAAATTCTTAAAAATCCCGCATGGAATTCTTAATTTTTTCTTAATCTTTTAAATATATGTTTTGCTATTATATAAAATTTTCATATCCTTGTCAAATTTTACCCTCCGTTTTGAGTCAAATCAGGGTGTATTTTTTGTAAAATTTTGTCGGATTTTATACTGTTTTCTTAAAGGATTTTTTCTTTACTTAAATCTTATGTTTCAAATAATACAAATATCAAAAAACCGATATGTCTTAAATTTCTTCACCCCTCAGAACGTCTTTTATTAAAAGTCTCTCGGAGATTTTAATAATTCGGATTTTTTTATTATATAAAAACTATTTTCGATTTTATATCAACTGAATTTGTACTTCTTTTTTTTGCATTTTTCATTTAAAATCAAAGTAAAATATATTTTTTCGAAATTTTTTTTATTTTTACCGCATTCCGACCGATATTTATACCTATATAATATCTATATCGATAGCTTTCGGTGAATATTTTCTTTAAAAAACATAGTTTAAAAAGTATTACTCATTACGTTATATATAATAGATAAAGTCCTTTTAACCCTGTGCAGGATCACCCCACATATAGCCTTTAACTATCGGAAGAATTTGTAAGAAAGCTTAATAAATTTTATAACAAAATTTCCATGTGGTGACATATAGGATAACAGGCTAAAGGATATCCGAGTTTAATGAATAAACTCTTTAAAATTTCTTTAAAATCTTAAAATATTCACGACTCAGCGAATAATTCTCGGATATCATCGAGATTACGAAGTCATGCTGTGCGGTAAATTCAAACTTATGGATATTTACAAATTATTATTTAAACTAGTAAATTTCAAAAGAAAATCTGAAAGTGTTGTCGCATTTCTCCATACATATCAAGTTTACTTAAAGTAAAACTTATAGAATTTTTTAGAAGTTTTTTGACAAAATATGTTCAGGTTCTTAATCTAAGACAGACTTTAAGCGAGTATATCTTGGAAAAATAAATGAAAAACATCGTAAGAAAGGGAGGGAAAAAGAGATAGAAGCAGAAAAGAAAAAAGATAAACCAATGACATACAATATGATCCCGAATGAAGTTTTGCATGATAATGAATTAAAACCCATATCGAGACTTTTATATTCGGATTTATGTTCTCTCTCGAACTTAGAGGGGTATTGTTTTGCGATGAACAGGTATTTTGCGAAGTTGTACGATAAATCATTGAATACAATAATAAGCTCTTTAAAAGAATTAAAAGAAAAGGATTATATCAAAGTAGAATATACATATAAAAAAGACAGTAAGGAAATTGAGATGAGAAAAATAACTCCTTTGATAAAATCACAAGATATCATAGTAAATAATTTTAAATACCCCATAATAAAAATTGGGGTACCCCTACCAAAAATTTGAGGTACCCCCCTAACGAAAATTGTGGAGATAATAATATAAAGAATAATAATATAAAAGAATATATATATAAGACGGGTAAGAGTGAGATAGAAGCGGACAGGACGTACTTTGAGGATAATCCTATGAGTGAGGAAGAGGTAATCATGCTTATGAGCGGGGAGGATTAGAGGGGAGAATTAGCAGGGCTGACCCTTTATGAAGTTTTATTCGGACTTAAAAATACAGCTTATGAAACTAGAACAAAACTATTCTTTCCTACAATAAGCCTAACGGGTGAACATAATTTATTTATTGAATATGTCTGTTTTATCGGAACGGTCAGGAATTAAAATTTCATCTTTTCAAGTTAAGCGGGAATTCATGATAAAAGGGATAGCATACTCGCCAAATAAAATATCCTCATTATTTAAGAAAGTTATTTTATTTAATAACAGAAAAACTCCTCATGTAAAGGAGCAGAATATCTTATTTTTCAAGGAATTCCAACTCTGCTTCAGAAAAAAAGTATATAAAAAAACATCTAAAAGAGATGATTGGCTGATATCAAAACCAATCCATATAAAAAACTATTAAGATATGATTTACATAAAGGGATATCAAACTTACGATATGTTTTAATATCCTAATTATATAAAAGAGGTGTTTTATTAATGTTAGGAAAATTAGATTTTATATTTATTAAGAAAGATAAATCAATGTTTTAACAGTATTTATATTAAAACCGGGTTTTAATTATATATAACAGAAAACATCTAACTAAATATTTAAATAAATTTATATATTCATATTTTACAATAAGTACTTTTAATAAAGTTATTGTATTTAAAATTGCAAAAGTATTCGTTATTGAAAATAGTGTTAATATTCTTATATAAAATAAAAAAAGACCCCGCCGAATGCGGAGCCTAAATCTTTGGAAAAATCTTCCTAAAATCACCCTAAGCTCTCTTTAATTAAGATAAGTATTAAATCAATCTCAAATATAAGAAATCCCTCCAAACAGAAACTTAAAAGAAAATACTATTTAAAGCACCTCTTTTATACGTTCATAAACATCGCTTACCTTTTCCATAAAGCTAATCAGACAGCTCCCGTCTTCATGGTCATTTAATATATCAAGTAAATCCGATGCTATCAAATCGGCTGCCTCTTCGTTCTCTTCTTTCATATCCGAATAGTCCATATCCACAAGTACCGCGATGTCCGTCTTGAAATCATCGGTATCGCTTTCACCGTTCAAATAATCTTCGATGATTTCCAAAGCTTCGTCTATCATATCTTTACCTCGCCTATGTATTTTTAACAATTATATCATGACTTTTTATTATATACAACAAAATATATTAGGGTTACGACCCATTGTAAGGGCCTCCGTCCCTTAGGAACCCTGAACCCTGCGAATATTTTTTCGAAGCAAAAAATATTCGATAAAATGCTTTCACTCAATCGCCGTGACGGCTCTTAACGCTTCTTGATTTCCTGAGAAACGCTACCCGCGTTTCTTGGAAAAGAAGCTGCCCCGCCACCAAATTAAAATTAAACTTTTATGTATTAAATACTTTTTAGATATAAACAACAAAAAAGAATGCTTTTGCATTCTTTTTTCTATCTTCTCTTTTGTAACTGTGTTTTAACAAGCCTTAGATTTTCCAATAAAAATTCTTTTTCATCTTTACTACAATCTCTGAATATTACATCTATTTCGGCTATCGGAACATGTCTTGTTTTTGTCCCGAAGTCGATACCCAAAATCTTATCAATACTTATATTTAGTACATTTGCAATATTTAAAACAGTCTGTAGCGATGTTTTGGTATTCCCGTTTTCAATATGGCTTAAATGGCTGACCGACAAATCCACAGCCTCCGCCAACTGCTCTTGTGTAAGTTTCTGTTTTATCCTCTGCCTTTTCAGCCTTTCTCCCATCATTAGATAGTCTATTTTCATTTCTTTCCTCCGTTATTTTTTTTTTATTATAAAATAAATGATTTCTTTTTAGAATGATATGTAGTAGATAGTGGTATCTACTATATAGATATTGCATTTAAATAGGGTTTAAAGGCTTTATTTAAGCATATTTGAGAGTTAAGGATTTAAATTTAATATATAATTTCTTAGAAAATTTTTTGCATAATATGGAATATAGTCATTTTATAATAATTCTTTTTGGTAATTCAAATTTGATTTGGAGAATAAGTTTAATATTTCTACCGGTAAAGTTTTGTATTTATCCGAGGAATTTTTTAAGTTAAACATATAGTGACATTGGAGTTGGGATAGAGGTCATTTTGAGAAATTCGGAGTGAAATCCCGCTATGGGTCGCAGTGCAAAAGAAATCCACCATTTGGACTGTGCACATTATTACACAGTAGGAT